TACCCTCATATAGGACAATGAAATATAAAAGTCCTATATGGGGGTATTTTCATGTTCAGAAAGAGTAAGATAGAACCAGTAGAAAAAGTAAAAATAGTCGAACGCTACCTTGCAGGAGAAATTGGCATACGGCAAGCAGGAAAAGAATTGGGAGTTGATCATCATAGTATTCGAAATTGGATTTCTATTTATCAGTATGATGGACCAACTGGATTACTCAATCAACCGAAAAACAAATCTTATTCAAAAGATTTAAAAATATCTGCTATAAATGATTATCTTAACGGAGAAGGATCTCTTCAGGATATTTGCACAAAATACGGAATTCGTTCACACAGACAGCTTTCCGATTGGATTAAGGTGTATAATTCTGGTGGAATATTAAAAACATCCACTGGAGGTGCTTACATGAAAAAAGCAAAGAACACTACACTTGATGAGAGATTAAAAATAGTAACAGATTGTCTTGCAAATGATAAGAATTATGGTGCAATGGCACTCAAATATGATTGTTCCTATCAACAAGTTCGCAATTGGGTAATACGATACGAAAAGATGGGTCAAGCGGGTCTGGAAGACAGACGTGGACGTCGTATAGCTTCTCTTCCAAGCAGAACACCTGAAGAAGAGCTACGTGACAAGATAGCTGAACTAGAAAGAAGAAATCTAGACTTACAAATGGAGAATGATCTGTTAAAAAAAGTCAGAGAACTGGAAAGGAGGGGGCGCTATCTTTAATCCATCGGTTAGCCGAATATGAAGCCATCCAAAAACTATCGTCTACTAAGCATTATCCCATAGATAGACTTTGTAAATATCTTAATGTTACACGTTCTGCGTATTACCGCTGGGTAAAATATCCGAAAAGTAATAATGAACTTCGAAACGAAAGACTATCCACTGAAATCCAAAGGATTCATAACCAGCATCCAGATATGGGATACCGAAGGATTCGTGATGAATTAGATGGACATAAAGGAATTCATGTGAATGATAAACGAGTACTTCGTATTTGTAGGAAATACGATATAAAATCAAATATTAAATGGAAACCTAAGAGTTGTACCAGAGGAGACAGAAATCCTGATCACATAGCAAAAAACTATTTACACCGTGAATTTCACGCCGAAAAACCGAATGAAAAGTGGCTTACAGATGTTTCTGAATTTAAATACTACAACGGAATAGAAGTTCATAAAGTTTATCTGAGTGCTATTTTAGATTTATATGATAGAAGGATTGTTTCCTTTAAAATCAGCGATCATAATGATAATCCATTAGTTATGGACACGTTTGATGAGGCTGTTCGTCAGGAGCCAGATGCACACCCATTAGTTCATTCTGATCGAGGCTTTCAATATACAAGCGCACAGTTTTATACTAGATTAAAAAAACATCATATGAAGCAGAGTATGTCTAGAGTTGCCCACTGTATTGACAATGGACCAATGGAAGGGTTTTGGGGAATTCTAAAACGAGAAATGTATTATAAACAGCGTTTTAATGACAGAAGCTCTTTGATTACTGCGATAGCTAATTACATAGATTACTACAACAACCAACGACTTCAAAGGAAACTGCATGTAATGACACCAATGAAATATCATGAGCAATATACAAAAGCAGCATAAAATATCGCCAGCCATAGCATGGCTGACGATACAAAAATTTATTATTTTTTATTGTCCTCTTGACGGGGAGCATACCAAACTCCAAGGGGCTCAATTCTTATATTTTCTTAATATATTTTGCGGAAACAAATCCAAAATACTTTCCAGCAATGCGGATGTAATACCAGGAACTACCATCACTTGCTTTCTGAGTGAAGTTCATAATATCAACCTTGTTTCCCTTACTTAATGTCGGATATTTTTTGATGTTCGGATATTCTGCTCCAGCCCATGTGCGGACGTTCAGACTGGAAGCTGTGACCTGTCCAGTGCACAACCTCTGGTTCTTGTCTTGCTTTTTGGCGATTACTGTCGCAGTTGCGGCCGTGTTTTTTAGTCCGTCAACAGCAAGGTACTTGGTAGCGGCCCAACCGATTCCAATTCCGACTACCTTGATTCTAGTCCATGCGCCGGACTTTTCTCCGTTGATCTCAACACGGTTTCCTTTGTTGATTTTTCCGAGGACATATCCATTCGGGCTTTCGCGAACATACAAATCGTCTGCTGTGGAAGTAGCTGTACCGGTTGCTTTCCATGTTGCAGTCTGTCCTTCACCGCCCCAGTCAATCCAAACATATCCGTCAATCGCAGAATCGTTGATTGCATAAGATTTGTTTCGGGTTGCTCCACCGTTGGCTACTACACCAGCTGCACTTGAAGTGTTGCCCTCATTTGTGTAGATTCTCGAACCGTCAAAACTCTGCACACTTCCAACATGAGAGCCGTTCCGGAAGATAACCAGCGCTCCGACTTTCGGGGACTTATGCCATGTTCCGTTGCTCTTGGCGTGTTTTGTGATGCTCTTGCAATTGTAAAATCCGCCGCCCATGATCTGTAAAGCTTTTGTGATTCCAAGGGCTTTTACCAGTTTCCAGAACTGATACTCTGCACACCACGGCTGAGCCTGACAACCCGGCTGTCCCCAGGAATTTACGTCACGGGCGAATCTGGTGTAGTTGTTGTATCCGGCGTTCTTTTTGAAATCATCCAGATACTCAGCTGTTTTCTTTTCCAGATATCCGCCGTTTGAAGCATAATAGTCACCAAGTTCAAGAAAATCCTGTAATTTTGTTTTTGCCACTGTTGTTTCTCCTTTCTGTGTCGTTCCTCGATAGTTCTTATAGAATATATCCATATCAACGTTTCCGCTGATTCCGGATACCTTTCCACGCTCTGAATACTGCCATCCTACACCGACCGATGGCTTCAGCCATGTCCGGACAGTGCCGTTATCATCCGCCGGATAACGTGCAATCCAGCACTCATACTTTCTGAGTGCGTCAGTCAGAACGCCGTTGTACCAGTCCATGTTGCAGTAAATACCGACTTTATATCCGGCTTTCTTCATTCTAGTCAGAAATGCGACTGCAATGTTTTCGACTGCCTGCTTGTCGAGTTTCCGCTGATTAGACCACTCAAGGTCGTAGAACACCGGAAAATCCAGTCCTCGTCCGTTCAGTGCAGCAATCACATCTTCCGCCTCGTCAATAGCCTGTGCCGGTGTCAGGGCGTATGAATACTTATATCCGCCGACAAGGATTCCGTTGCTCTTGCATTCCTTGTAGTTGTACTCGAATGAGTTGTCAATGCCGGTTCTCTGGCGTACCCTCAAGATTGCGAATTTAATACCGGATTTAGCAACCTTCGCCCAGTCCGGTTTCCCCTGATTAGATGATACGTCAATTCCTTTAATTTCCACTCAACTTTTCCTCCAGTTCTTTAATTTTGTCACCTTGCTCTTTGACCACAGCCGACAGTTCCTGGATTGCTTTAATTGCATATTCGGTCAGAAGAAGCCTGTCAATCTGCTTAATATTCATGCTTCCATCTTCGTTCTCACCACCGCCTAACGCCAGTAACGGATCTATTTTTTCAATATCATCTGCAACAAGTCCGAGAGGCTGATGGACGCCGGTTTCTTTCCAGTTAAATGAACATACCGGCATCGCACAAACCGCGTTAAGGGCGTTGACTTGGCATTCTGAAATATCTTCTTTTAGTCTCTTATCTGAGGCCGCATCATAATAAAACGTGTATGTTAGATAAGCTTTCTCACCGTACTGAGCCGCTACTGATAAAGCATATTTATTCGATGCTTTCTTGCTCTGAAGATACGCTACTCTGCTACCATCTGTCGACGCTGACGCAACCGGCCTACGAAGAGTCGAGGAGGAATCTCTTTCTGCTGCATAATCCTTAAATACAGTAGCTCCTTTAAGTGTGGTATCTCCAGCTACTGAAAGTGTTCCTGATGTGGCCAAGTTATTCCCTATCGAGCATCCATCTGTGTATACCACATTTGCAGTTATACGAACCAAATCGTTTAAGTAACGAATGATATAACCTTCCCACTTTTTGCTTGTATCACCCTCCATCCATAACTCTTCTACGCCGCTTGTTTTTTTTGCTGCATACAGGCCGTATTTCCCCAGTTTCAACATTTTATAGTTGTTTGTATCAGTGTAATCTACATATACAGCTAAGCCGTCTGTATCAATGCTTACTTTCCTCTTTTTTCCGGTCGAATCATAGTAAAAAAGTCCTGTTCGCAGGAGCCTAAAAATAGTAATGGCATCGTCAGAAGCACTATTCATTGCCAGGCCGCCGTTATTTAATCGGAGGACTTCTTTTCCGTCAGCATCATACACTTTCAACTGACCATTGCCATCATTTACGCCGCCGAGCACAAGCGTTCCACCTTTTGCTGCGTCAAACGAAATATATAAATGCTTATTAAGATAGTATAATCCTTTCCACGTTCCGTTATTGGATAAAATATCAACTATTTGTTCCTGTGTTAGCGCTGCTACATCGACAGCAACAGAAAAACTCTGTCGGTCATACAAAGTCGTTTTGTTTTTATCGGCATACACGGAAACACGGATTATGTCATGAGCCTCTAATGAAAACGTATTTACGGCAATATTTATTGTTTTTGCAGCCATTGTATAAGCTGTGCTTATTTCGCTATATGTGTTTCCACCATCAGAGCTTTTCTCAACTTTCCAATATCCTAGTAAAGCTTTCGCTTCTTCTTGCCCATCACGATAGAATGCGTTAATAGTCAGAGCCACAGGACTTATTTTTTTATCTGCTCCCATCAAGAGTAGTTCTGCGTTGGGTTGCAAGAAGTAAGTCCGCCCAGCCACTCCCGGGTCTCCCTTAATCTTTGTCCACGAATATTTGGTTGGATCTGTTGAATCTGACTGCGTAGTGTCCGTATACTGACCGATATATGATTTGTTTGTACTGTTAGATGTGCTAAAGTCCGTTTTTCCGTCCACTGAATTTGCGTACGCAATATGCAGATAGTAAGTCTTCCCATCCGCTCCGTTTGCACCTGGAATTCCATCTTCTCCGTCTTTTCCTTCAAATTTGCTCCAGGTATATTTTTTCGGGTCATTGCTATCAGCTTCCGTAAAATCGACATAAGTTCCAATGTACGCAGACGGAGCTTCTGTCATCTGACCAGAGCTGGTAGGATTTGATACTGAACTATATTTAATATGAAAATAGCTGGTTTTGCCATCAGTTCCATTTGTTCCATCTTTTCCAGGGATTCCTTGTTCCCCTTTTTCTCCTTGAATTCCCTGTAACCCGTCTATTCCATTTTTTCCGGCATATTGCTTTGCAAGTGAAAAACGTTTTGAAATCACAAGATTATTCAGATAAGCAGCACGAATATCTACCCACCCACTGTCAGCAGTTAATGCAGTGACGGTGTAAGTGTGAGTATCATCTTTCCAGCGGCCCTGGACGTTTTCGGATTTTGTGATTGTATATGTACAATCGTCAGTAATATCTTGCGATCCGTACATCACAGTAGCTGTTGTGGTGCAATCTGGGAATGTAGAATAATTTCCATCCGAGTCCACCGGTATTCCCTGATAGTCATTATCCAGCTGCATAGTCATGTTTCTCGCCAAAGATGCTGCTTCAAGTGCTTTTTCTGCTGTAGTATCGTCTGTATATTTGTTTAATTTTTTCCAATCAGATTCTACATATTTTGCGCCTTTCGCTCTAGCTGTCGTACACGTAAGAATATCTCCGCCATCTTGAGACCACAGATCGCCAATATCGTATGGAGGCTCTGGAGTTGTGACAAAAACTCTTCTTTTATGATCGGCTGTATCTTGAGCATTCTGTGCAGCCTGCATCGCTTTTGTAATATCAGTATCTTGTACTAATATCCAACCCCACACAGCGCCATCTTGCATAAAGCGGTATGCATATCCTGTTGTTTTGTTAAAAAACAAATCTCCGATATGTTTTTTTCGTTCTTCCGTCGTTGTCCAATCCGAAGCAGGAATATTTTGAAGAGTTGGCTCATAACCATAATAAAAAGTCTCTATTTGCCCATCTATTTGTCCCTGTAAATCGCCTATAGACCCTGCTATAGTTTCTGCATAATCAGAGAGTTTTCCATCTGAATAGTCCTTGCTTTCTTGCAGGTAATCTGCAAAGGTTTGGCCAAGAGTCTTGCCTCCGCCAATCTGTACACTTCCGTCAAGATATACGGATTTTGTGTCCATATCCACAGAAAAGAGGATGCTTCCATCGGTATCTGTTACCGTGATTGCTCCGGCATTAATCCAGTTAGCATTAACACCAACAGCGTTCAAAATTCTCACAATCGTATCTCCATCAACGGTCATTCCGCCGTTCCAGGTATTTCCGCCGTCGTTTGATACACCCCAGGCTTCCGCCGTCATTTTCCATATTCCCTGCGATTCACTTAATTGAGGTTTATCATGCAAATAAAAAATTTTGCTTCCGTCCTCTTGAGTTTCGATAGTGGTAAAAACCCCTGATGATTTGTCAAGCCTTTTCTCAAATTCTTCAAGTGCAAGCTCTCGTTGCGCTTTTTCCTTTTGCACTGACTTTCTAGCATCAACAACTGTTTGCGTAATCAAAGAATATTGTTTTGAACTGTTTCTAGCTGCGCTCTCGGCATTGCAAGAAATTTGTTCGAATACTCCGGGTTGTAGTACAACATTCGTTAAAAAGCTTTTATATTTATTACCTTTTCTGTCCGTTATTAAAACAGCGTCCCCGGCTTCAATAGATATGTCTGTTAAGCACTGCGTTTCAAATGGGCGAAACGACATTCCAGCGCATTTTTCGCCGATCATTGCAGCTACAGTCTCACCGGTTCCCTGTGGGATCAGTTTATTTTCGCTGATTTCCAGGACGTATCCTTCATTTCCATACAAGTATGAACTTGCGGTTTCGTCATCAGATGTAGCTTCAATATATTCTGTTACCCTTACGCCAGTTATAACTACATCATCTAAATTGGGGGTAAATTTGCTCGTAGAATTAATTTCAATCCTATTCGCATCAGAAATTTCCGTATCGTACCATTTTATAGTCAGTCTGCCATACCTATCACATCTGGCATATTGACATCCGATCTGACATACCCATGCTATCACTTGTCGAAAAGTTAATGCTTCATCATCTGGTCTTGCCGTGATTTGATAAGAATCTTGGTCAAAGGACAACGTATCTAACGTCACCCCACACACATTACAGGCATCTTGGATTATTTGCCGACGTGTCGCCGGATACTTGAGCTTACTCTCAGAATAATCACGATCAAATTTTCGCATATTATCCTCGCATGTCAGTTCAATAATTGTAGTATCCTGATATGGTGTATCAACCACGGTCATGGTACAAATTCGGATTTTTTCTATTTCTTTTTCAGCTCCGGACGTTGGTTCCACTTCAAGTCCAACATAGCAAATCACTTCTGCATTTGTGAAATCGTAATCTGTATACTTTTCGTCAAAGTTATTGATTGACAGGTTCAAAGTATTGATATTTGCGGACCCGATATTGAAAGTATTGTCGTCAGACACGGAATCCTCGAACTTCATACCATTTGACCAAAAATCAGCGTTGGTAAGATTGATAACTGTCCCATCCGTCAGCGTTATGTCAGCGTATTTTAAATAATTCCTGTTATCGTTATTTTGTTCATTCTTGAATCTGTTTGAAATATCTCTCAATCTCTCACCTCCTACTGTTCGATCAAATCAAATTGCAAACCTTCCATCCGCTGATTTCCAATCCACCAGCATTTAAAAGGAGCGGACCGGTCGCCAACATAAAAGGTTCGGACTTCGTGTTTGTTTCCAGACAAGAGATCGGGATATTCAACAGAAATGTACTCTGGGTTGACCGCCTGCACGATTTTGCAAGCTGTTTCCCATTCCGGTGCGTTCCAACCGATTGCCAGTTTTCTCTTCTGTCCAACACGATTCTTATGCATGATCGTGTCATCAGTACGCCCGGATTCTGACGCTGATATGTCCTGAAGTCCCCATGTGAAAGAGGATGGACAAGGCATCGCTGCACCATTAATTTTTATAAAAACGTCTGCCATTGAATAATCACCTCATTTTATGCATGAAAAAAGCGCCTATCAAAGATAGACGCTTTATGATTATTCATTATACTTTTTTGGCGTAATATGATTCCATATTTTTACATATGATGTTCGAGTAAAAAGAAAGAACCGGAGATTTCTCCCCGGTCCATAGCTTTATTTGTAAGCATATGATTTGTTAATATATACTTCGTACCTGTCTGGAATTATGGTGTTATAATTTGAATCAAACGGAAATCTCGATTCTACAAAGTCCACATCTCCTTTATTCTGGACATTCGCAAAAACATTATCGTCGCATCCCACAATTTTATTATTTTTGTAGTACACAACTGCGATTCTTACGCCCTCATTTCTTTTTCCTTTGTTCCTTACTGTCATAACCACTCCATTTTGTCCCCAACTTGAAGAACAAGAAATGTTTTTAATATTAAAATCCATGTAAGTAGCTTTCTGGTGTTTCAGACTTACTTTAACAGAATCCCAAGTGTATCCCGTATTCAGCAGATATGTTACGTATTTTCTTCCAGATTCAATAACACAAGTATTATATTCATTCCTTACTGAAACCATTTTCCCTTTTAAATAAAAAGCACAACTAACGTCAACACAAACAGCATAATTATAATGATTTGTCATTATGATAACTTCTCCGAGTGGTGTCTGTGCTGTCTTATACGTTATACTTCCTTTCGGCTTATTACTCCGATTTTTGACCGTAACTTTGCACTTAAATGTTTTACCAGATGCACTTCTGGCGGAAACATAAGCAGTCCCGGCACTTTTTCCGCTAATCTTACCGGTTGACGAAACTGTTGCAACTTTAGTGTTCGAAGAAGACCATCTGTATTTCTGCTTTGTATTCAGCATTTTAAGCTGTGCCGTTTTTCCTCTGTACAGTGAAATATTTGAGCTACTGATCCTCGGTGCTTCTACTGTCACCAAACACCGATAACTCTTTTTCCCGATTTTAGCAGTAATCGTAGCTGTTCCTCGGGCCTTTGCTGTTACTTTTCCGGCGCTATTCACAATCGCATTTCTTGAGTTACTAGACCATTTTGGTTTTGCTTTTGTTCCGACCATCTTCAGTTGCAATGTCTGCCCTGTGCAAATGGTTGCCTTCGTTTTGTTAATTTTAACTGTTGCCGCCGATGCCGGAACCTCCATGGCAAGTGCCATAATCATTGCCAGCAAGATCACTGTAAGCTTTTTCCACTTTTTCATTTTCTTTTTCCTCCCTTTAATTGATAATCCAATTATACATCTGATAGAGAGAAACTACAATGAAAATTGCATTAATTGATTAGGCAAAATCACGCAGAATCCATTTTTTGTGTTCCCGCGGAGGTTTATCGTTCAAAAAAAAATCGTGCCCGAATTTAAGCTGTTTTATTTCAACAATGCTGTGTCAATAATCTGGAAGTTTGCCCTGTGAATGTAAAGGGCTTTCCCGTCAATCATGAGCTTTGTCATTTTCGGCAACTTCTTCGGAATTTTCCAGTATACTTCGTCACCAGAATATGCTGTAATAGGTTGCCCAAGCTGAGATTTAATCACAACAACTCTGGATTTTCCGAAATAATTCTTGTACTGGTTTACGATCCCGGCAACGTAAGTATTGTCAGAAAGTTTTCCTGTAGATTGACTGTAAATATCAGTCTGCTCAAAATCCACATCCGGTTCCAGACCATCTTGCTCAAATATGCAGGTGTCGCCGCAGCTCTGGATTTCCTTGCCGTCAATATTGATTGTGATCACGGATGACAGCTCGTATCCGCTGACCACAGTTCCATCACTGTTGTAAGAAGTTGTCTTAACCGGATTCCCTTGAACATTGATTTTATCGCCAGTGGTGGTCATCACTTTTGAGCCATAGTTATCGTAAGTACGGATTGTATATCCATTTCCAACCAGATCGCCTTTGATGTCATTAATAGCATCGTCCATCAGAGCGCATCCGGCAGCCCCTCCGGCAAAGCACAGACACAGGATTGTCAGTAACATGATTTTTAATTTTTTCTTCATCTTTTTTCCTCCTTGTCGTCAAAATGATGGTATCCCCATTTAGGGATTAAAATAAATGCCAGCAATGGCCACGCTGAACCTGTCACTTTACAGGCCGTGGCAATAGCCGCTGAACAAGCGATCACTGATACTGCGTTCAGAATCATAACATATTCCATTTTCTTTCCCTGCTTTCTTGATAATTGATTGAATAAAATCGGCTAGAATCTATTTTTATGTGTTACGTGAGGAAATTATCGCCTACGGTATTTCAAACGGATTTTGGATTGATTTAGTCAATGTATTCTTGGTTATCCCATTTCTGCTTTACCCGTTCACACAAGATTCTCTGATTCTCTTCAGTGAAGAACAGCCAGATATGACGATCGAAGTCTTTTCCATTTCGCTGACCAAGGTCTGATTTAAAAAACTCGTCTATCATGTCCTGATAGAACCGGAGCTCATCTTTTTCTTCCACGTCTGCTTTCAGAAGTGGCGAATCATCGCCAATGATAACTCCCATGAACTGATTTGCGTATTTGGTTGAAATCATTATATGCTGTTCGCCCATGTGCTCCCGGTACTGCTTGAAGTAATAAGCGATAACTGCCATGGTCAGACAGATGTCATGATCTTCCAGAACATTTCCCTGTTCACCATACAGTGAATCAAACTCATTGTACAGAATCTGCGGTACATCTTCGTCCCGGTACTTCTCAGAACGATTTTTCTGTTTTTGCTTGCGGTACACTTCCTTCTGCTCAGTTGTCCGTGAGGGTATATTATTTATATCTAGTATGTTAATATTATTAGGAGCAGAAGTCTTTGAACCTTTACCATTCTTTGGTAAAGTCTTTTTCTCTTTATTTGGTAAAATAAAGTCTTTATCTGTATCATCTACACTGTATTTATAACTATTATTACTATGTTTCATATTTGGCGTGTCTGAATTACTGTTTTTAAATTCCTGGCTTTCAAAATTTGAAAGTCTACTCTTTAAGTACCTTTTTCTGCCATCATTTTTAAGCACATAAAGATATCCAAGCTTTATTAACTTGGAAACAGAAGTAGAAACTTTTGTCACACTACATTGGCAGAATTTTGCTAAATATTCATTGCTCGCAAAGCATCCTTCGCTTCCTTCTACATCAAGACTGTCGACTTCTGCAAGAATCAATTTTTCAATCGCATTTAATCTTTCATCAAGAAAAACCTGTTTCGGGATCCATACTCCTTTAAAATCTCTTGGATAATTAAACTCTTTGTCCATAATAGATAACCTCCGTATTGGTTCACTGTGGCTTGCCATGAATAGCCAGAATCCGTAATTTATAAAAACAACAGGCAGGCGCATTACGGTTTACGCTTGTCCCCCGTCGGGTAAGCCTGCTGGTTTTACCAGTTTTATGCGACTTCCAAATAAGCAATATCTTTGAATATCTCCAGTCGCTTTTTACAGTCTCTATATATTTCTTTGTAATATTTATTCTCCAAGATTCCTGCTTGAATGCAATGAAGAATGATATTTTCAGCTACAGTAAGGTTGCTCAACTGTTGAGTTGTAGCGTTGTCCCTTCCAGATATACCGCAAATTTTATTTGCTAATCTGGTGTATGTGATATACATTTTATCAGAATGCTGAGAACCCTGTTCTTTCGCGTATTCAACTAATTGCTTCAGAATATCCGTTTCAGCTTTTCTAGTAAGTTTTCCCTGTTCTCGTGTTTCAACCCAATACTTGCTTTGACGTTCGAAAATAAATTGTTGCATTAAGTAAAACTGGCGAACGAGCTCCTTTTTAAACCTACGGGTAACTTCACTGTTTCTCAAATAAGTCATAAGCAATGTAGCCTGCTGTTGATTTAGAATGTAAACTTTTTCCTTCTGACCGCTTGCCAAAGGTTCCATTTTAAATCGAACCTTCCCGAAATCCTCGAAATCATCTAAATACTTTTGAATTACCGCAGTTATTGAATGATGCCGGTTGCTTGTGCCGAATGCAATAATTTTGCTGTCAGTAAATGCTTGATTGTTTTTAATACTTACTATCTCCATATAACTCCTTTCGTTCGCAACTGCTCTTGCAGGCAGGGTTTTTGGAAACAAAAAAAGAGCAGACTCCAAGACGGTATCACGGGAAACGGGTCATTGTTTCAACCCAAGTAAATATCATCTTAAAAGTCTGCTCAATATTTTGTTTTTTTCGCACAATATAACAAGATATAGGTGTTACTTGTTACTCATTCATTATACCGCAATCCGGCAGAAATGGCAATGGTTTTTACCATGCTGGACTAGGGTTTTTCCGCCGGTTGTTGTCGTTCTGGGCTTTTGTGATAGCTTTCGCAAAAGCACGTCCGTCCAGATTGATCGTGTTGGAAATGTACTGCGGAGATGAGTTTCCGCCGGTGTTCATGTTCATCATTGCCATGGCAACGCCCTGTGTTACCGCCTGTGTCATTTCTTCCTTACCCAGTCCAATACTTCCGTCCGGCATGTTTCCGGTGATACTGTCAGCAATGTTCTTCATGGCCTGTTTGTTGGTCAATGGAAGGACCGCTTCCTTTCCGGCTTCACCGACACCGATCACGGATGCTGCATTGAAAAGACCGCCTTTAGCGTACCAGTCAACTCTCGAATTGTACCGCCACTTGTGGGTCTGTCCCTCTTGCCAATCAGTGTAATCCATAGAGATATGCGGAGTCCTGATGTTGATTGACTCCATGCCGTTTCGGAGATTCTGCATAGCCGTTTGCCCGATACTGTACATATCGCTGAAATTTCGGCTGATTGTATTAACTATGCCGCCAATCGCACCGCCTATGCTCGTGTCCATGGTTCCTCGGATGTAAGAAGATATATCTCTTCCCATGTTCTTCCACTTGCCAAGAGCAATGTTATACTGGCTTCCAAAGTGACTGCGGACAGTGGTATCCATTCTGCCAAGCTCTGTACTTGCATCAATCTTCATCTGGCGGACATTTTTGGTTACTTCACGGGAAGAATTTCCCCAGTGAGTTGTCGTGCTGGTGTCAACACCTTTCATATAGCCATCTGCTTGCTTCTGGATTTCAGCGAGATCGCTTGTAGTAGTGCTCACCATTTTGTTTGTTGCATTTTCCGTATCAGCGCTTGCAGTCATCATAGTTGAGGAAATCTTTTGCTGTGCGCCAACAATATTGTTTTCAACCGCAGTAGTGACAGCTCCAGTAGCGCTTGGAAAATCTTTCGATAATTTTTTATTCAAATCATCGAGAGGTACCCCTGCGTTTTGTAATGCATTGTATACTATTTTTAACGCTTCGTTTGCACTTTGCGCGCTTCCTCCGGTGTTCTGTAACTGATCTCTTACGCCGATATATGTACCACTAAATTCATCACCTTTTAAGCTTAAAAGGTACAAAGTGTCAGAAAGCGTGCTAATAGCTTCTTTTGCACTAAGAGAAGACATATCAATCTGGCCCGTACTTTCAGAAAAGCCGTTTCCTAATGCCTGAATCTTATCTGTCATACTATCGATAAACTCAGCAGAAACGCCAGCCTGTGCACCATATTGTTCAAGAGCACTTCTGGCTTGTTCTGTCGAAACTCCGTATTCTTTAAGCTTTTCAATCATATCAGAATACATTTCATCATGAGATTTACCAAGCTCTTCATCTTTTTCAATCATTTTCCACAATGCTTCAGATTGATCGTTCGTGATTGTGGTCATCTCATTTAATTTAGCAGCATAATCGTGCAGATATCCGCCATACTGAGTAGACATTCCATTTCCACCTTGCATAGTTTCAAACAACCCTACAAGTTTTTTGGTAAGAATTACTGCTCCTGCGGCAGCAATAGCTATTCCGCCACCGGTTCCTACAAGAGCTGCGAGTGATGAGCCAAACGCTGGAATCGTAGTAGATGCTGCTGAAGTCAATGCTGGGCCTAACATGTTCTGAACAGCTGAAGACAGCAAACCAATTACAGTATCACCTGTGAAAAATTTTACGATTCCATCGACAAATGGCATTAATTTCATACCAATGGCAAATGTTGCTATAGCCTGAATAAAAGTTCCTGCCGATGTGGTACCAAGACCATTCCAAATTCCGCCCAGAACCTCGCTGATAACTGTTGTGATTTGTGACAAGTGTTTCGACCAGTCTATTTCGCTAAGGAAAACACCTATATTATGTCCAAAAGCTTCCCAATCTACACCGTTCGCAATGTCGACAAGGGATGTCAAAAGGTTATTTATGAACTCTTCAAGCTTCTGACCATTTTCTTTCCACTTGAACTTTCCGATAAAAGTGTTGATTCCGCTGGAAATGTTGTTTACTAATCCGTCCCAGTTGAAATTTTTCGTCCAAGCGGATAAAGCCTGGAATGCACCATTCAGTCCGGTTGCGATGGTATTTGCTATTTTTGGAAAAGAAATTCGTCCGAAAGCTCCATTCATGGCATCAGAAACCGCTGTTCCCAGTTGCTCCCATCCGGTCAGACCAGCGTTATTTTCTTTTGACATTTTTTGTACAAAACCGTCCAGAATATTCCAACTTACCATGAATCCGCTGCCAAGGACTTGTCCAAGGTTCGGCCAGTTAACTTCATCAATCATTCCCCGAAGTCCGGTTGCCAGTTTGTTACCGATATTTGTAAAATTAATGCCACCCGGGCCGATCAGAAGCTCAAATGTATTAACTAGAGTGTTGATGCCTGCACCAACAGTACGTCCTAACCTATCCCAGTGAATGTTATCAACCAGGCTATTAAACGAGCGTACAAACGCATCGCAAAATGCCGAAATCTTAGGCCCGACATTTTTCCAGCTGATAACATCATAAATCTTTCGTATTCCAAGATTGAGCATATCAGCAATAGTTTTTCCAAGGCCTTCCCAGTCATGATTAAGAAATGCTTTACGAATTTTTTTAGCCCATTTATTGATAGGGGTTTCTTCATTATTCAAAGCGTCTCCCAGCTGATCGGAAATACCCACGAGTCCTGATGCCGGAGTTGTGCTTTTTTTCTTTTTACTTTTTGGCGTTGTTCCATTAGTACCACTTGAGGTATTGTCGGTTAGCTGGTTTAACTCATCAAAGGGGAGAACAGAAAGGGCTTTTTTTAATGCTTTTGCTGATGAAGTAGCGTTATCCAACCCGTTAGAAGCATCATTACCGGCTCCTTCAATATCACTTAGATCTACGGCAGCATCTTCCAGTCCGGCAAGATCATTCACAACTCCGCTGGTGGATCCTTTGATTTTCTTGCCCATCAAAACATACATAAAGTTTCTGAATGTTTCCGCAGCCTGCATAAGTTTTGACATCAAGGCATTAAGAGCCTGGATTCCCGGAAGAACTGCTGCGATTAAGCCCTGTCCAATAACAGATGCAAGGGACTGAAGATTCATAGTAAGGAGACGTACTTGGTTTGCATATGTCAATTAATGTTATCCTATAGGCTTTTTATCCTATAGTTCTTATAGTTTCCTATAAGTTCGGCGTACATTTTCATCCCATAAGGATGTCGGATACTCTTGGGGATATTATATTCTAAACTCTTTAATAAAAAAGAGCCTAGGTTCAATCCCTACGCTCTACAATGTGCTATAGCTTTTATTCTATAGCCTTATCTCGGTATTAACTTATTGACTTATCCATTTATATCCAAATGCAGTTCTATCAGGTTTGTCGATTACCTTGTGTATGCCCTTGTAGCACACACCTAATTCTTTTCCTGCATCCGATATTCTATTAAACACTTTTAATATTTCTCCTGTATCAGGATTTACTTGAGCTACTTTTCTACCTTTTTTTCGTTTTTGATAATCACTCAAATCTTTTATCGGAAAATCTTCTTCATATACAAAAATAAAGCCGTTTGCGGATTTATATGTTTTGCTCAAAACTCCAGAAATAGTCGTGCGATTAGCACCCGTCATTTCTGAAGCTTCTTGGACACTTTTGAATTTTTGTATGAAATTTCCGTTGCTATCGCATTGAATAATACTTCTCATGCTTGTTGATTCTGGCGTAGTGTACTTTCGCGATCCATAACGCTGAAAATCTTTCTCGTACATAAAAATGCGTCCATGGTCAGTACGCGTTTCACTCCTGCAAGATTCCAATACACTGTTTGCGCAAAAGCCGTCTTTCTCTGCTTCAGTGGCACTATCATATCTTTTAATAAAAGTTCCATCTTTTGCAAGACAAACTACAGGAATTGAGTTATGTCCGCCAACTCCTCCTTTGTTTTCGTTGTATCCACTATGATAAGTATTATACAGTGTGATATAATTTCTTTCAAGTTTTAAAGCTTTTTTTCTTGTATCACAAGTTTCTAAAATTTCCCATTCAAAATTATCTGTTCCGTATTTTTCAATTGCATCGTGAAATTTGCATTTTTCCTTTTCATAGCATCTTTCGTGTTGCCATTTTCGATTATGGAAATTATTTGTCTGTCCGATATAAGATTCTTGAGTTATTTTATTTGTAGCTCTGTAAATATAATATGTTCGCATTAAATCACCTCGAGCATATTATATCAAAATGTTCGTGTTAAGTCAACTTAGCATTTACCGATTTTACCCGATTTTCACTGATGTATTGCTACATCAGGCGGCACATAGTCTACCGGCTGTCCTGGCGAAGTCCCCCTGTTGCGCACTTGTAACTGACATGATGTAGTTATAACGCAACATTGCTTTCTGCGCCTGTGTCATGGAATTATAGGCTGTTGTAATGCCTTGTGATAACGCATACTCCTGTAAATTGGCGACCGAAAGGTTTATTCCGAGCTGTTTTAAAGGCTCGATTTCACCTGAAATGCCCGCCCTTAATTTGTAGAAGGCGGTATCAGTATCAATGTTGTAAAAAGATGCCAAATCTCCGGCTAATCCTGCAAGAGTTGTTGACATCTTCGCAGCGGATTCCTGCGCTACACCAGAAGCATTCAGCATTGCCATCATGGTTCCGGAGTAGTTCTTTGCTGCCAGTTCCGACAGTCCGAACTGCTTTGTCGCCGTAGATGCAAATTTATATGCCTGATCTGCCATGCTTCCAAAGGCAACATCTACAACGTTCTCGACCTCAGCGATATCGGAACCGATCTCAAGGATTCCTTTTCCACCCATAGCTTCGCTGAATTTGTTCATTACAGCTGAAGCAGCTTTGAAGCCAAGGACGGTCTTAATAAAAGAGCCTACATTGGAAGATGCTGTTTTCAGCCCACTGCTCCTGTTGACCAGATTGGATATTCCGGCTGCCAGAAATCCCAATCCGCTCTTTGCTTTTGTCGCTACCCCACCGAGTAACGAAGAAAGTCCCGAACCGATAGAGGAAAGCTTGTTAAAGGAATTGACCACAGTATTCGTGGAAGTCCCTACTTTCCCACCAGCCGCCGCTAACTGCCCGAGGGCTTCTGTCATTCTCAGTGTATTCTCACTGATTCGCGGAGCATCCTGCATGACGGTAAAGAATTTCTTTACTTCTGTAGCTAAATACTCTAATTGTGATGCTGTTTTACCAGTTTTGTCACCTGCATTTGCCAGCCGTGAAATGGATTGTACAAACATGTTTATGGATTCCGAAGGCTTTGCTGTAAACAGCATACCGTTAATAACTTTTCTCAAACTCTTTCCGAGTTTTTTTAAGCCTTCTGCTGACTGATCTGCTTTTCCACCGGCATTAGCAAGTCTTGCTAACGAACCTGTGAACCGGTTGACACTGGAAGAAACGTCCCTGACATCATTTAAGCTGTCGATGCTTTTGATGATTTCTCCCATCTTTGAAGTATCAAAGCTACTCATGTCCGCTGTTGCAAGTCGACTTAAGGAATTGATGACATTCGTGATTTTAGAATCTTTGAAGTTCATTCCATTAAGAGCGTTCATGGTACTGGCAATCTTTTCAACGCCGGTTATTGCTGGCTGCATCTTCACAGCATCAATTTCTTGGAATTTTTGAATAGCATTTACCGCTGACTTGACGTTTTTTGCATCAATCTTTGGAATTGAAATATTGGAAGCGCCTTTTAAAGAACTTAATCCGGCTGCCAGATTCTGCAAAGATTTCGTACTCGCTCCAAGTGTCGTAAAGTCAACTTTTGACAAACTCCGAAGTTGTCCGGTTAATCCAGACAAATTAGGCACACTTACTTTTGTTTTGTTTAATGTCTGTAAGGCTGCTGATACTCTTCCAATTTCACGAGCATAGTTTCTAAGCCCACCGGTATTGACGTTCCCCAGTGCTGTGTCAACATCCTTTAACTTTTTAGCCAGATTACTCAATGCTTTTGTAGCGTTCCTGGTACTACTGTTTATTTGTATATCAAGGGTATCAATGGTATTATCAGCCATAAAAACACCTCCTTTTAATCAAAAAAAATAAGGGCAGACAAGACTTTTATTCATCCTGCCTGCCCTTTTCATTTCCTATTTCGGCGATATTCGCATTTGCCTTTTTTATCAGGAGTTCGTAATAACGTTCTTCCTGCTTCAATTCAGCATCAGATCGTTTCGGAACATCTGTTTTTTCTTCAATCTGTGGTTTCTTTGTTTTTTCTGTGATTGGTTTATCTGGATATTTTGCTTTGTCAGAAAGCGCACTTGCTACCGCAGATTTCACATATAAGCCGGAAAGCCATGACTGATATTCAATCAGTTTTACCTGAGTTTCTATCTCATCACGTTTACTTTTCTCGTACTCACGTATCCTTATTTGAAGGTCACGTATGGTACTTCTGAGAAATTCTTTCCGGCTCATTCCGATGCGAACTGCCGCCGGATATAACTCCGTCCAGATTATTTCGCTGTAGCTTTTTTCTGGTGATCTGTCGGCTTCTTCGGAGTTTTCTTCGGTTTGGCTGCTACGTTCAGATCGTCCATGAACGTCTCCAGACCGGTCAGTTTGAAAAAACCGTCTTCCTCCATCTGTTCAAGACACATGGCAAAGATACCGTAAAAGTTGCCCTGCTCATCATCCTTATGTTCCTGAATGAATTGTGCTGCAAGTTTCTTCGCAGTTGCAAGAGTCGGAACAGAACCGTCTGCATCCGGGTTGTCGCCATGATACTGAAGAAGTCCTGCATAAAACACGGTTAATGCTGTGCTCGGAATATTTGCCATGCCGGAAATCATTTCTTCCGGCGTTTTGTCCACACCACCGCTTGTCGCCAGAAGTGTGTTCATTACGCTCTTGACGCATTCATCATACAGAGATGCTTCAATGCTGTATTCCAGTTTGTACTCTTTGCTACCAATCTTTAAAAGTTTATACATAATATCTTTTCCTCCCAGTTAGATATATTTGTTATTCGCCTTCAGTTGGCTTAACTGCTGTATCCGGGCCGACATACTCATTGATAGTCAGAGACATATCAACGGTAAGAAGACCGTTCTGATCTCTTGCCGGTTTTGGAATGATAGTCGGCGGCTCGATTTTGGTGAAGAACGCTTTCTGAAGTGCCGGGTAATATTCCTCGTACCACATAGACAGACCACTTGCATGAGCTGTTTTGTAAGCGGATATGAGATCTTCCCACTCTTTGATAGTTTCATCCGTAACATTTACGGTTACATTGAACGTACCGCCGGTTGAACCACGACCTGCGATAGTTCTCTCGATTTCATCCTCGAGAGCGGATGCGTCGATAGTCTCAACGTCGATTGCGATTTCATCAGAAGCGTTTATTCTGTGAAGCAGAGTGAATTTTGTTGGTTTTGTTCCCGCTACTGTCTCTACTGCATAACCGGTAAGAGCACCAACGGTACTGATTCCTGCGATATTTCCTGATGCCATATTGGCTCCTTTCCGCCTTTCGGCTATAAATTATTGCAATAAAAAAGAGCCGTAATGGCTCTGGCACGTAACCCTGTGCCCGGGAGATAAAAGGATCACCGCCCTTCTACTCTTCTTTGCTTACTTGTTTAATGACCTGATTTACATAAGTGCTCAGTCCTGCGACAAGAATACCTTGTGTGATTGCGGTAAAGATTGCCATTGCAACTTCCTGACCGCCTGTGACTGTAGATGTAGCGAAAACATAGATTCCACAAATAACCACACCCAGAAGTCCAAGGATTCCAGGAATGTATTTGTCAGCTACGGTTTCAGCCTGTTTGAGAAATGCTCCTACAAAATACAGGACTACAGCTACAACCAGGAGTTCCGGTTTCACATAGTTCATAATCTGATCCATTCTATCTCACCCCTTTCATTCACCGAGCAACTGCCCAGTGTAAATTCTTGTGTATCGGCTAACAAGCCGTTTGATGCTATCGTCAGCGTTGCCCATGAGTTCAGGCCCGTAAGTTCTACGAAATCCCATGTCAATCATGCACTGATGACTTTTTTCGTCAATTTGATATACTTTTGCAAGCGGATTCGTACCTGTGGTAAAGCACTCGATCTGGATAGTTGGAACCGTGGCGCATTCATCGCCTTCAAGGTCTCCTTCTGTCAGAACATTTCCCAACATATAAAGTCTTGCGTAGGTTTTCTTTCCAGATGCAAGAGTTTGGCTTCTGTCCATGGAAAAATTTCCTTTACCAACTACAGGTTCGATCGCTTTATTCCAGCGTTCGTATATCTCGGATATTGGGTTTTTTAATATTTTCGGCATTTAATCACCCTGCCTGTTCAATTATCTTTTATGATTTATTTTTTGGGCATGAAAAAAGCACCTACCTCTCGGGTAGATGCTTCGCATCTTAATTGTACAAAAAACGTGGCATATGATTCCATATTTTTACATAGGCAAATCGTATAATAAACCGGACTATTTTTATCAGGTTTTAAGGTAAAAAAATAGAAGCCCAGAAAATCCCGGGCTCCGTTCTATCTTCCGAACACTTCTTTTGCAATATGGCGTATCTGAATAATTATAGCTTCTTCCGCATGGTACATCGGCATATATGCCCTGTTACCATAAGAATGATGCTTCTGTCCACTTTCATCCACATACCACCATCCGTTCGGGTCGTAAGCATGTTTTTGATCTGGGTAAGTACCAACACCGTAATCAGCGCCAGACGGCAATGGATAGCTGTCTGTCCCGTAAGTAATGCCTGCGCTAAATTCAAGAAAAAGGACTTTATCGCCAGACAATCGGATTGCTGCGCCAACAATATCACCATTTCTATTATTAATAACTTCTGTATAGTAAGAGCCTTTTTCTTCTGTTGGAATAGATTCCATTGTAGTCTGGATAACCTGTATTCCCTCTTGAGCCAGCTTATCAATAAAAATTTGATTCTTTCTTTGAATATCTTTTTGGTATGCTTCTAACTGCTGAATTGCTGACCGCAAAGAATTATGGTTCAAACTACACTGGATCGTTTTCTTACTCATTGTTACCACCAATTTTCGCTATACCATATCGGGCGACCTGTCCTTTTTGAGTGTCAAGGATTCTTTTAAGCCTGTAGTCTGGCAAAACGGTTGGGCTGTTATCATCATCAAGAATCAAAGCTCCGTCTATACTGATTTCCGGCACAACATCAATCCACAGAACATCTCCCTCTTTCGGTTGAAACGTCCGATCAAAAACCGTGATATATCGGTCATAATCAGGCACGATTCCGGCAGATAGTTCTTCTGGTGTACCGGCTGTTGCTGATACCGAAATGTTCTTCTTTTGTGGATTTGAATAGATAAGAGCTTTGTCGATTCCATTGTTTTTTTCTGTTATTGTTGAAATCCATATAGATTGTTTTTGACGAAGTCTACCTCTCATATATGCTTCCTCCATTGACAAGATTATTTTTTCGTGTTATTTTTATATAGAAATTTGGGAACGGCATAGCCCCAGATTTCATAATCTTCCAGTCCCCAGTTTTTCCTCAGATTCTGGGGACTTTTTTATTGCGTGTTGGTAATCTATGATGTATAATTTAAACTATATTATAAAAGGAGGTTTTTACATGAATAATCAGCTTAACGATTTACTCAATGAAACTGTAGCTATCAAAGGCATCAAATATACTATTGCTCATCAACTCACACACGATCCTGATACACAAACACTTTCAGGAATTGCAACACGTGAGGATGGAAAAGAGGTAGTCCTGGTTTACAAGCTGTTTGATAGTAACGATCTGGAATCCTACGACATTGAGAATCCAATCGAGATCACCGATGCTGAAACTGGTGAGTATATGTAATCTGTATTAAAGGAGGGAGAAAAATCCCTCCTTTTTTATTAAGTGTTTAGAATATACTGTTTTTCAGCATCTGTTAAAACCTTCATATTTTCAACTTTTTCTTTTGTGATTTTTCGCAAATATTCAGGGATAATCATAGTATATCACCTCTTTCATCAAAAGTCGTGGTACATGTTTGGAAAATATGCTACAATCAACCTATTAAGGAGGTGTCGCAAAAATGTTTTTAAAACTGAAAATTTATTGCACTTGTAATTGCAACTATTACGTAAATGAACAAATTAACACGGAAAAGGTAGTTTGTCCAAACTGCGGCAAGGAGCATCCGTCTTCATCGCAAATTATATCTATGCTTCATATGGCTAAGCGCATTGATGATGGCAATGTCCCTGGTGCAGATACAGTGAGGACATTTGCTGTATCTAAGCAAGAAGATTCTGACTGCTAATAATGTTATTGCAAAGTGGAGAGGGTTTTAATCCTCCCCACTTTTTGCTTAATTCACTAAAGCCCTCTTTAGTTAATTAATTCCTGATACTCTTTATCTGTAAGTTTTCCACGTTCCTTTGCCTGTTCCACCATTTTCAGCCAATCTTCGTGGTTATACATTTTCTTCATTTTCAATAAAATTCTGTACATCTTCATCCTCCTCTGTTTCTTCTGGAATATAAACATCTGTCATTGCCGCTAGATACTGGATTGTTACCTTCTGATTCTCAATTGTTTCACGCTGTTTTTCTACTTTTGCCTTGAGGATTTCCATTTCCTTTTCCTGTCTGATAGACAGAATCCTTTTCATGAAGAACATTTTTATTCGCTCCTTTCCATAGTTCTTTACAATTTTCTGTGACGCATCAGAGACATTTACCGCCATTATACTATTGCCTCCTGAGTGCTCTCTGCATTCGTGGCTGCGCCGATGAACATAAGCGGGGCTAGTCTATACGCGTTGCTGGCGTAGTTGCTGCCGATGCTGCCGCTGGAGCTTACAATCCAGGGGTTGGACGCGTGGTCGCGAAGCGCCGAACGCAGACGGACATACTGAGGGCTTGTTGGGCTTTCAACAGCAAATGTTTTAAGAATCTCGTATGCCTGCCACCATTGGAATTTTGTATCCGTTCCATTGAGTTCTTTGTAGTATTCGTGGGCTTCCCCTTCTCCTGCAATCTGTGATTTTATGTACATCTGTTCCAGAGATATCAGGGTAACTTTGTCGTATGTGACATCCTTGACCTGCTTCTGCCCGGTTGCTGTAACTGTGTTGCAGTATGTTACAACTTTTACTGGTTGGAGTACCGCCAGCAACTCTGGATCCATACCGCAGAGATATCCATCAATCTGGTTTAACTGGTCTGGTGCAATGTCCCACTTGGTCTGTGCTGTCCACCATTCGCCTTTTGACTTGTCACTGTTCAGGTACTGTCTCATTGCACTTGTGGCGTAGCGGTTATCGCCATACGCTGTCTGCTGGATACCGTTCAGATTTTCGTCGCCGTATGCGGTCATGACTCCCAACAGAGTTCCTTCCTGTCCTTTGTTTATAGTGGAAACTGTTTCAAGGACTGTCTTGCCGTCTGCGGAATATACATATACTCTCCAGTTCGTCTGCGGCTGATCTGGTGCTCCGTAGAATCCTGCAAGTTTTGCTCCTGCCGGAACGTCATTTGTTAAGGTGAAATTCCAGTAATCACCTTTGTTTACATGACCGTTACTTCCCCATGTATAGTCGAATCCAACGCAGTAGGTACCTGCTGTCATGCCCTCATTAGAAACATAAAATGCCTGCTGATGTGAGAACTGTACAGGTTTCAAATGAGCATATACTGTCTGTAACCACATTCCATTGACAATGGTTCCGTCCTCTAGTTCTAATCCGTCCTCAAAATGATTGATTCTGAGTGGATTGTCATATTCCTTATTGGAATTGTTCGTGTCTTTCCAAATGTTACTGAGCTTGTCTCCTACTGCATACATTTCCTTATAAAGCTTTGTTTTGATTGCAAGTACGACCTGTTCCCATGTCTCGGGGAGATTTGTACCTTTTACATATTCTTTTAAATTTGCAAAATCTTCCTTTAGTGAACCAATGTCCGTCTTATTCTGCTCGATCTGCTGTACCTGTTCTGCCGTGGCTCCGGGCTTGACCGGATTCTTTTCAAGGTATTCCGTAACTAATCTTTGTATTACCGACTCTGCTTCTTCTTTTGTGAGATACAGTGACATATCAATCGGAGCGCCCATAGTGTCCCATACTACGCCATTCCACGCCACGTTCATTCCTGATTCGCCGTAGACAGATTTAGACTCGATATTGTACATATCTCCGATATCCGGGTTTAATGGAAGCAAATCAGCGGTTGCAACTGTACCTCTGTACCTTACAGGGCTGTTTAACTTTGCTTCCATATCAGAAATCTGACGTTTTAATATTGCATATACTTTCTTTGCTGTTAATGCCATATGTTTCTCCTTTACAACTTATACCATGTGTCGGTAGGCTTGTGATATTCGTATAATTCAGAGGTATCAAGGCACAACGCCGAAGAACCACTCTGTACATAATGTGGAAGCTTCGATACGTCCTTTGAAAGCCCTTCGTAATCACGAACCATGCCTTTTGCCCCTGTACATACCCAACTGCCTAAATCTGGCAATTCATCACCGGGATTATATTGAATCCCGTCAAAAATCACTGTGTTTTCTGCTATTTTTGCCATTTATGCAATCATCCTTTCTGCCCCAATAGGAGCTACATATGTGAACTGGTTTCCCAAAATATCTCTGGCTGTGCCAACAACAAACTGTCCATAGTCTGCCAGAATATTGCATACAAATTCCTCTGCATCCACCCAATACCGTTTCTTAACCATACGGTGAAGTTCTGGTAATAGGCCGTAACTGAACATCACGCAATGCCCTAATTCATGGATAAACACACGGTTCAGAAGTTCTCCGTACAAATTATTTGCGATCGAAATTGTCATTGTAGAATAATCTGATACCGCAAGTGTCCTCTTGCCTGTGCGGTCAATTAAGACGCTATCATGTGGAGATACGAATTTCACTCTCCATAGGTCGCCGTTCATGTAAAATTGTCTTAGCATGGCTTATCACCATCCTTTTTTCAACTAAAAAGCCCCTGCTACATTCCTGTAACAAGGGCTTTGTTTTTAATTCATCTGTTGAAGAAGCTTAGTCAAATCAGTTTTCATCTGTTGTCTAAGGGTTGCGTCTGCATCCGACCACATCTCAGACATGGTACGGATAACATCCTGCGTGTACTCTTTCATTGAACTGTCCATCTTCTGTTTTGAATCTGCATCTTTGGAATCGTGGTAGTGTCTACGATTCTCGCTGTATCTGTCGTAGGTTTCACCGTATCTGGACTGCTTATGGTTCATTCCATCCATCTTCATATCACTACGGTCTGGATGATAACCCATGCGGTACATATTACGTTCAAACTCTGGATTGTTCAGATACTCGTCCATCCAGTCATCATCTTCCATGTACAGATATGGTTTATATCCCATACGACTTCCTTTGCCTTTCGGGGCAAATCTGCCGTTTGCGTAACGATACCTGTCATATCCCATGCGTCCAAGATACTTCTCTTCCTGTTCGCATTCGTCCATAGCTTCTACGATTCTGTAATCTTTATCTGCACAAATCGCACACTTTACGGATTCCATGCAGTCCTTCAGATCGTCCCAGTCTTGAGCACTAAGATTATCGAAGCCATGTGCCTTGGCTTTTTCCATAGCCCATTTTCCCATTTCCATTGCAACTTTATGCATTACAGTGCCCCCTTTCTAACAGCCTGTGTAACAGGTGTATCTGCTGTTGGGGCTGTACCATTAATTGCTGTCAAATTGTTACTCGGACTACAAGCCGGATTCCCTAACATCTTGAACACTCCGCCGGTTGCATTTGTGGCTACTCTGGTTGCGTACTTCGTTCTGGTTCTTACGCCGCAAGCCGTAACCTGTGCACAGCAACGATTCTGTAATGGATACAGGGTTGTTCCCGTTCCTATTTGAATCACCACCGGAGCGTTAATCGTAGTGGTTTCTGGTATGCTCTGTGCAATCACAATGCAATATTTTTCACCATTGTTATAACTACCTGCTGGAAGTGTAATCACAAGATTACCACCAGTAAATGCAACAGCTTGGCTTATCACAAGACGATTGCAGAGCTTACAAACGTTTTTACAACTCATACTTCTACCTCTCAATCAAATAAGAGGTGAGCCACAACCCACCTCTTAGAATTAGTCAACCTCTAAGGGTGAGTTACTTAGCAGCAACCGTTGTTGTATCCGTTGCACCCACCGTAGTAGGTATTCGGATTCGGAACAACATATGCCGGAACAGCTGCCGGATTGATTGCATTGATTAACTGCTGTGTCTGAGATGCCATTGCAGTTGTAAGAAGTGCGCTCTGGCGATCCTGAGATGCAGCACGTTTCAGATCAGAGTTCTCTGCCTGTAATGTTGCAAGCTTATCATTCGTCAAGAAATCAAGAATTGCTCTTGTGTTGCTGTTCTGATTGTCCAGAAGGTCTCTGGTGTTGTTGTTCATTGTGTTCTGAAGAGCACAAGTGTTGGTAGCCAGGTTGTAGTTGATGCCCTGGATAGCTTCCCTGGTTTCACAACAGCAGTTTGCTAACTGAGACTGTAATGCATTGGTATTCTGCATACCGGCTACAGTATCAGCATTGATTGCCTGCTGAACGCCATTGAAGCCCTGAAGCATTCCAACGTTCATGCCGTTGAAACCGCTCTGCATGGTATTGTTGAGCGCATATGTGCTGTCGCAGATACCCTGCTGAATACCTCTGATACCGTTCTGGATATCGTTAAGAGCAAAGCTCTCATTGATATCGGCACGTGTAGCCCATCCTTGGAAACCGGCACCGTTTGCACCATTTCCACCATTACCGCCGAAGCCACCGCCCCAGCCGCCGAAACCTCCCCATCCGAAGATTGCGAAGATCAGCACGAGCCAAATAAGTGAAAAACCATCGCCGCCCCACATGTCATTGGCACGGTTATTAGAGCCTGTAGCAGCTGCAATGTCGCTAAGACTGTAATTAGAACCATTCATCATGTTTTTAGTCTCCTTAAATATTATTTACAATAGGAGACATCCGCGGCTGTCATCCCAAATTGTAGCGATTTTAAATCACCCAATCATGGGGAAGTGTTATAATCCAAGGAATTTCTGGATAATTCCATCTGGAGATAAGTGCTTTTCATTAAATACATTTTGCTGTATTTGATGTAACTGGTCTGTATCACCTTTTTTGTATAAATCCAAAGCATTTTTTAATGTTGGATTATTCCCTGCAAATTTACTCATGTCGTTCATCATGTTATCAACGCTTCCGAACCTCTGAGAAATCATTTTTTCAACTTGCTTTTGCATCATGGCATTTGGATTGAAATTCATCTCTGCTTACCTCCGTTCTGCTGCTTGGCTTCCGGTGTTACCGACATTTGTGTCGGGAACATGCTCTTTATTTCGGAAATCTCAGAACAAACATCGTTCCGAAGTTGATTAAACATAGCTTCTATATCAATCTGTTTCTCTTCTGATTTCGGTTGCTGTTGTTCGTCTGGATTTAGAAGTCGGTAAACAAAAATTCTGCTTCTTCCGTCTGCCTGTAGTTGCTTTTTGTATATTTCTGTACCATCTGTTTTTGGATAATAGACAGGATTTCCGGTCATATCCACATCTTTTGCTTTTACAGTGTCGATTCCGTCAACCATCTGTCCCGGAAGTCCGGGAATCTGTGGCATCTGCTGTACCGGTTGTTGCATTTGTGCCTGCTCATAAGGTATTGTCTGTTGGTAGTTGTTCTGCAACTGTGTCAATCTATCTTGATACGGTTGTACCGGTGTTTGTGGGTATGGATTCAATGGTTGCGGATAATATGGATAAAATGCCATAGTGTGTTCCTCCCATCTCTGTAAGCTTTTCTCTATGCTTACATTATATGAGAGAAACCTAAGTATTTGAACGACACTATTTCGCCATATTTTCGCCATGATACAAAGAAAAGCCCCGATAATACATCGGGGCAACTTTAACAATCTTCTTTTTTACTTTTCGGTTTATGCGGTCAATGGTTCTTGGACTATACCCCATAATCTCTGCTGTTTCAAACAACGTCTTTTCTTCATAAACTCTCAATCGAAAAAATTCTTTTTCTCGGGAATCAAACCCGGATTCGCTTAGATAAAACTTTCTTTCATCTTCTGAAAAGTCTGTATAATTCATAATCCCACCGCCTCCCTTACAAGTGGAATTGCTTATTATGCCGGAAAGATACCGCTTAATACAAACCCTACAATAGCCCCGATCACGGCCGTGATAACGCAAACAACAATCGTGTCGTAGCGTTTTCCCGGGGCTTCCATGAGGGATTTTAAATTATCATTCATTTCATCCACCGTATCTTTTATGTGCCCGAGATCATTGTTGTAAAGAACAATTTTGGTTTCAAGCGCATTGATACGTTCAAAAAAAATACCGTCACGTTTAGAGTGTTTCTCTTTCATTTCGTGAACAACTTTTTCCAATTCTTCTAAGCGGTGTTCGTTAAAGCAATTCTGTTCACATTCCATCGCTACTCTCCTTCACTCCCATTATATTTTTTTGTACTTCTTCCCACCTCATAATGAAGTACCCCAGCAACGCCTGGGAGGAAATGCGTCACGTTCTCAACCTACTTTTTCTGTCAGATTCCTCTGGCAAAGGGAAAAACGCCGTGATTGACAAATATCTCTGTCTCAGAGTTCCATCCTGCATTTACAGAATTTTCCGAATGAGATGATTCAAACTCAACTCCCTGTTTCACAAGAAAATAAAGAGCCAAATCGAAAATACAATCATAGCATTTGTCCATATCTTTATTGATGCTTTCTTCCGTATAACTCTCAGGATAATTGCGCTTTTTCTGGAATGACCGAATAGCTCTTTTGACTGCTAAGGGAATCATCCTTGCGGTCAGTTCATCACCTTCCAGATACATTGTCAGATCGCTTGTAAGCTGTTCGTCCATGCCATTCACCTACCCTTGCTGTACTATAATTTCTGATATGATACCAGCCTTGTTTGTGGAAGTCAGGGCATAACCATTGTCACTTGCAAGCTGTCTCAGCTGAGCCACAGTCATACTGGACAGCTCGCTTTCTGTATACTTGTGTGAAACACTAGCTACAGACGGTGACTGGCTGTTTTCATCAAGGCTATGCCCGCTTATTCCCCCTTTGTACCGATAACGATACCGCCATTAGCTTTCGGTGCTACCGGAATAAACATACCGGATGCTTTTGTCCATACGGCAACTGGATCCTGTGTAGCCCACATGGAAAGAGTAACAAAAGAGCGATTCTCTTCTTGGATGAACTGTCTGTATTCATTCTCTTCCGGTGTTGGTCCCCAAAGTCCAGTACCGAAAGAACCGCCTGCATCAGCTTCGTAGAGAGTGAACACATCCTCTTTGAAGTATCTTCCGGTCATCAGAGTTCCGTCTGCTTTTCTGTAACGGAATTTCTCGTCGCAACGACCAACGGTGATTCCGTACTCCTGCATGAGCAGATTTGCAAGCTCCTGTCTGGTAAGGAGACGTTTATTCGCAGCTCCCAGAACAGCCGTCTGCATAGCTGTGTTGTTTCTCATATAGTTGATCATCTTCAGAGATGTGACTGCATTTGTTACTACATATCCAGAATCCTCGGCTACAGTTACCATTTTCTGAATATCGCCCATGATATCTGCGTCTGCTGCGGACCAGTCGGTAAGAGTGACTTTTGCAGAGCTCGGAACGCCGTAATCAATAGACATGTCAACATTATTCTCTTTGATTTTTACTGTTCCGGTAGCAAGGAACTGTCCTTTCATAACATTTGCTCTGGCAACAACGCCCTCGAACAGGTTTGTGGCATCGTCAAAAACGAAGTTTGTAAGAGTTTCGTTGTCCGGAACGCCGTTTTCGATAGCTTCCTGGAGACGCTCAGACTGATTGATTTTCCTCTTGATGAAAAACTTTTCAGTCAGAACTTTCTCGAATCCCGGTCTGGAGCCGATTTCTGCTTCGGTATCAAGAGCGTGAACAAATGCTACCTCCGGCAGTCGTTGTCCAGCCATAAGCCTGTAATACTCGGCTTTCCAAAACGGTGTCTTTACATCCGGGAAAATGGTATCGAGGATACCAGGTCTCGCCACAGAAAAATTCTGAGCGAAATTTAATCTTTCTTCTGCTGTGATAGCTTCTAATACATTATATGGCATATTGGTTATACCTCCTTAAAATACTGGGTCTGTTGTGGTTACGAAAACAATTCCCTGCGCGGTAAGCTCTGTTTTTGCAGTTTCATCGACTGTAACTGGCAGCCTTTTCTCAAGGACACGTCCTGCTACGATCACGGAAATCGGTCTTTTAGTGTCATCTGTCATATCAACATCTTCAAACACGATTCCTTTTGCACCAGTCGCATTTGTCGGATACACGGAACCTGCCTTAATGATTTTTTTGTCGTTTACTGCTGTTGCGTTTGTTGCATCTGCGGTGTAAGTTTTAAGAACAAGTCCAACCTCAGATTCGAGAATATTTGGAGTGGACTCATACTGCTTTGTTTTCATAAAAGCCATAATCTAAATCTCCTTTACTTAAATCAAAAATTAACCGGTGCATTGTCATCCGCCGGTTTAGTTTTAGGGTTCATGCGTGCTGAGTAAGCTTTTGCATATTTAGCTGCTGGACTATCGTTGTCATCTTTTTTCTGTCCCTTATCCGGATTTCCGCCGCCCGGATTCGGAGTATCGTTAAGAACTGCTTTCTCCCATTCAGATTTTGCGTTATCCAGAGCCGCTTTATTTGCTTCGGAAATTCCATCAACAAAAGTTTTGACTTCTTTCATTACGTCTTCAGACTTGTCTGCTGGCATAGATGAAAATGCTTTGATAGCGCTTGCGTATGTTTCTGTGGAAAGGCCCGCATTAGCGAAAGCAGACGTAATCTCGCTGGAAAGTGCTTTCCTGTTGGATTCGGCAAGTGCTTTTTCCAAGTCGGAAATCCTTTTTTCGTTTTCAGCTTTTTCTTTCTGCCGCTCTGCTTCCTGTTTTTCAGCATCCGTCATGTTTTGGGCTTTCAAATCATCCAGCTCCTTTTGAAGGGAATCTGCTTTATCAGCTTTTTCTTTCAGAGAAGTGTTTTTTTCCTTCACTTTTTTTGTCTCTGTTTCAACAGAATCAAGATATTTAGTCACCTGCTCTTCGGACGGTTCCTCGATTCCAAAGCCGATAAGTACCTGTTTTGCCTGTTCTCTTGTCATAGAAATCTCCTTTCTTTCAGACCATCACACTTTTTTCACACGGTTCGCTCCGCACATGATCTGTACCCGATTTACGCTCACGGGCTATTGCATTATTTTTGTGTATTAAAAAAGGAACCTTGGATGTTATTCCTTGGTTCCTTTGATAATTGAATTTACGAGTTTTGATTGACAGCTGAAGAATTTACCGTCGAATCAATTCCAGGCGGATTCTGACTGTTTTTGTCAATCAATAGTTGTGCTTTTTGCATTTCTACGTCTGGGTCTGCCAGTTCGGGATATACAGTTCCCAGGTAAGGTAAACTCATTTCATATACCTTTTGTGGATCACTAAATAATCCGCAAGTAATCAGCGCAATCAGCGGATGAATTTTATTTTTAAACAGATAGTCAAGAGCCTGTGCTTTGACAAGCATGTTATCTGTCGGGTTTCTGGTTATCTTTACATCAAAATCTCTTGTTGAGATTGAAATATCCTTTGTGGTCTGTCGGATGATATTCAGAATGATTCTGGCACTTGATTTCTCAGCCTCCCGGATAAATGGTTCATCCAGTTTTGCTCTACGTTCTGCAAAATCCCATCCATTTCTGAGATATACAGCTTGGCCGGTGTCACCGGAGGACTGCTGCTGCCTATCCGGCATTCCCTCAACAATAAGCATGTTGCTGTAGATATCGTCTTTTGCGACTTGGCTTTCTGTTTGATTCAGTTCAGCAGTCATCAGGTCAACATCTGACTGGCAACCATTCCCAGTATCCTTTACAGAGATAGCGCCGAGCTTAATCATTTTCAGGAATTCGCTTTCATCAATCTCACAGTTCTTAAACTTCATAAGAGCTTGCACGAACTGTTCTACGCCATCCATCCTGTTTGACTGCATGTTGTTCATAGTGTCAAACATGGTTATCGCAATCTCGATATCCGAAAGACGATCGTGGTTATTCGGGTACTCAACTACCGGGATGCCGCCAAAACCATTGATACCAGTTTTTGTAATCTGTCCATTCTGAATCTCAAAATATTGTTTCGCCGAAAAGCATAAATAATACTGCTGTTCGTTCTCATCCTTAAGAATCTGAACCGAGAGCATCGGCTTTCCATTCTTACGGGAATAAACAATGTAGCAGTCCCCTGGATACGGTATAAAAATCCGGAACGGCGGCAACTCACTGTCCTCTGTCCAATCATCTTCTTTCAGAATTGCTTTGTATGCAGTCCCTACAGCGCTTTGATAGGTGCCTAGTTCAATGTTTCTAGCTTCTGCATTTGCTTCATCCAGATAGTCATTGAACAAATCTACCTGTACGTTTGCTTCTTCTGTAGCTTTTTTCTTCTTGCACACATACTGGATAGGTTCGCCGTATGTCTGTGATGCTTTGAAGCGGACAACTTCCAGTGCATGGTTCTCGCATACACGGTTGTTAATTTCCGGTCGCACCACTTTTTCTCTATAGAGAATCGGCTGATCTCCTTTGTAGTACTGGTACAAATAGTCAATCAATACCCTATTCCGGTTATGAGTACCGATTGTATCAGAAACAACTTTTCTGACGTTTGCTGCCGTAATCTGGCTTACACCGGTATAGGCAATTTTGCGGCCAAACTCGCCCCGGCATAAGTCAATGAAATTCATTTTATTTCTGCCCACTGCCTACACCTCCCATTTTCGGGCATTAAAAAAGCACCGGATTATTCTCCGATGCTCGTTTTACAGGTTACATTATATTATACATAGAACATATGATTCCATATTAAAACATATTAACTTTCAAAATGCTTTTGTTTCCGCAAAGCTTCAATGGCTTTCCCGTGGCAGGAACGGATATGCTGTACGGAATATCCCATTTCATCTGCGACTGTAACTAGATTTTTAAATTCTATGTATCGCTTATGGAGCAAGGATGAGTACATGGAGTTTTCCATGTCATTGATATCTCCGGAAACTTTCATTTGCAGTTCCGCCAGTTCTTTGACGTCAGATGCTATTTCCTGCTGCAACTCAACAATTCTGGTTACAGCATCACCAACACGGTCTTTCCCGCCGGAAGTCTGCACTTTATCTCCATTTGAAAAAGAAGATATACTGGTTGCCAAAAGCCTTAAGCGGTATTCTTCCTGTATTTTGTTCTGTATTTTTCTATCAGAATCTTGGACTTGCTCAAGATATTGTCGTGTGTTCATCTCATTCTCCCTCCCCATAATGGATTCTGCATTGCTGTCGCTTTACCGCCTAATGGATTTTGTGTGTACTCAGCCATCATAGCCAAAGAATCGATTCCATCATCATGTGGTACTTTTGCCCTAGTAGTGTACGTAGTTACATTAGCCATAAACAATCCGTAATCAGACTTTGCTTTGTACTGACTTGGATGTAGAAAATAAAAATGTTTTGCTATATAGTCCGAATTTACGAGAATCTTTGTTTCTTTATTTGCCGACGTTGGTTTTGGCTCAATTTCAGCTCTGCACTTTCCAGCAATCATTTTCTGAATATTGTATGCCACGCGGTTTCCGACATTATTTGATTCGAAACGAATCTTATGTGGGTTATGTCTTATCAAAATATCTGCTGTCTTTCTATCCAGAATGTCATAGTCTGTAGTGTCATCAAACACCACATCAGGAAAGAAAAATTTATCTCCGTATTGGTATGCAATCGGTAATGATTCGAAGTCAGTTCCTTTATCTTTTGTATCGCATACCGCCCATATTGCATCTGCATCTTTATCTGGAATGATGATGTATTCATCCGTGCATCCATCCGGCACGTCTTCTTTACTGAAAAAGAATCGCTTTAATTTATCCGGCGGTAATAATAATCCCTCACGTTCTACCGGTTGTTGCTGATAAAGACAGTTGTAAGAAATTTCATCCATGGATTCCTTAGCATCATTGAAATATTTCTCGGAGAATCCATTTACCGTAAACAGAAAATTGCTCTTTCCATTTTCATCAAGTGCTGGCACTGCAATAAACCTTGCCCGTGGGTTTCCGGCATACAGTTGTTGCAGTTTTCCAATAGGGTCATGTACTGACCATCTGGTGGCAATATAAAACTCTTTGCATCCCTCAAGTCTACGGGAACGTAAGTCATTTACCACTTTTGTCCATAAGGTATCAAGTCGGTTCTTATTCAAAGCTTCTTCAATACCAGACACAAGGTCATCGGCAGTAAGAAATCTATTGCATCTAGTGGCACCAGTCAAAGAACCATCAATAGAACGAAATGTCCATGTCTTAAATCGTCCGTTTCTTTCGAGATTGACTGTAGTTTCCTTTGCATTTGTTCCTTGAATTTCTACGTTTGGGAATATTTCATGCCACGTGTATTCCACGGGATCATTGATAATTTCCAGAACGCCATCATAAAGGGAACGTGTCAAAATGCTACTGTGTGCCGAAGACAGGTTAAAGTCATTCGGGAACCATCCACCTACCAATGATAAAAAGAAATCTTCCAGAGTACTCTTGCCACAACCCGGAGGTACGCTTAATGCAAATATATCTAATTTGTCATCCATCAGGTCTTGCAGTGACCCTATGATGTTATGTTGTAAGAACACATTTCTTCGTGGTTCGTAGAATCGTTCTTTCGGGATTCGGTTCTTTTCAAGGTAAAGGAGTCCGCTGTCAACCTGATAGTTCTGTGCTTCCAACAGCAAACACTGCCAGTAGATATCATCAAAATTACCGCTTCCCGTCAGTGCAGCTTGTCTTGCGGCTACGTTATGAGCATACTTACTTACTTTTATTGCCATTTGCTGTGCTTCCGGATTCTCCGTAAACGGTAAATCAATGTTCATGTTTAATAACAGATCAAGGCAGTCTTTCTGATTCTGGTAAACAGACATATCTCCACTGATGATTTGATTTAAGACTGCCCGATACCATTCAAATGAGCCTTCTGTAAATTTTTGCATAAAAATAGAGCCAGACCTCCTTTCTTCTTAGGATTTAGTCTGGCTCTCATGTGGCTCTTTGACTGGTTATTTATTCTTTCTTCTTTTTTGTTTTTGCAGATACTTTCTGTATTTGCGACTGTATTTCCGAAGAATCAAATCAAGCATGATGCTATTTGTTTGTTCTGTGTTTTCTGACATAGTTGTGAGATACGGATAATCTTCTCTATCATCTACTAATGTCTTGAAAATTAAGTCTAAGGCAAACTGAGCGCTGATAGGTGGGTCGCACAGTTCAAAGTCTTTATCCTTGTACCACTCATCAATCTTCTTTTGGAATCCATCAAAGGATATTTCTTCGTTCCATATCATACATTTACCTCACGATGCTTCTAAGTGAATCCCACCACTCGTCTTTTTTATTTATATCTTCTACTCGTTCGAACATAAATTTCAACTTATAAATATCTGATTCTGATGCAACAGATTCAGTATGCATGAGTTTGAATTTTCTTTTAAGATATCCAATTTCAAGAATGCATTCCTCCGGAAGATCAGTGTAATTCATGACGCATTCTACCAAAACAATTCGTTTATCTTCTTCATGATGTATTTCAATGTCTGCCAGTGCATTAATGATTTCTTCATCAATAACCTTAACGGGATAATTCACTACACCATATTTCATATATTCACCTCAGTCTGGAATCCCTAATTGTTTGTAAGTAAATACCGCTGTATACTTCTTCCCACACTTGCAGCAAGTTTCCGTAATGGTACAGGTCTTTTCTTTATCGTCGCACTCTGAAATAGCTGAATCCCGGAATCTACATCCGCCTGTCAGAATACATTTAATCCGTTTTATGTTCATCTGGTTCCTCCAAATAATTGATAATTTCATGTGCGATATGTGCCAATTCCATTCTGGTATGTCGCTCAAAAAATTCATCAAAGTCAATTTTGAATACTGAATCAAATTTCTGTGATTCATTGATTCTTTTTATAGTTTTATCAAGTTTTGTTTCTGGATAAGGTGGGTTTATATAACAAGTCAAAGGATTATTTTCATTATGTACCTCCGAATCGCATATAACCGGATACCATTCAACAGCAGTTCTTTCTCCTGCGTCTTTTTGAATTAGAATATTTGAAAGTCCTCCAATATAACATTTTATGACCATATCATCATTTTTTATTTTTACTGAATATTCCTTTTGGAATTCAAATGCAGTGTACTCAGTATAAAATTTTAAAACGGTCTTTGTAATTGGTGGATAAGATGTAAGAAGAACTTCCTCGATATCAATCTGCGCATATGTTTCTATTCCAAGTTCGATGATCTCAATCGGAATCCTTTTAACCACAATTCTCATACATTAACCTCAAACTCTTTCTTGCAGTTGCTGCCCTTGCACTTCAATTTAAGATGCCGAATTTTTGTCTCTGGGCTAATCAGAAGTGCTTTCTTCTCGCAAAAAGGGCAACAATACCACAGTTTGCCATTGATGTTCTTTATTAATGCCCGTCCGTCCCACGGCTCCGGTGGGTTCATTGCCTGAGAGAAGTCTATTCCCTCAGATTCAAACGCTGATTTAATGCTCATTTAATTCTTGTCTCCTTTGAAAAAATCTGTTGTAATCTGCGATTGAAAATTTACCGAAAGTTCCATAAATTACTTTTCCTTCAGATTTTGGAATCTTTGACAATATTTCTTTTGAAATTGGCGTTAAATTTTTAACATCTAAATCATCACAGATAAGGTATTTATCGCAATCACGTTCCACGCTTATTCACCGTTGTCCTTTCTGAATAATTCCAATATCGTCAAATAATTGTCCCCGATGTAATCTGCTTTCCATGTTTTAGAAAGATTTCCCGTTTGGTTGTATATTACGGTCGTATTCCCTGCCAGAAGCAAGCGTCTGTCCGGATAGAACCTAGTCGGGATGTTCATTCGGTGACATTCTCCCTCGATATTGTATATGATGTCAAGAAAATCAATGTCTAAACCTGAATAAATAATTCTCATTAGCTTGCCCCATGAATATCAGGCAACCGTTGTGCCTCCCAAACGCCTTTTATAACTTCTCTGGTTTCTAACTCATTTAGATATGCCATAACAGTCGAATTGGCTTTTTCGAGTTTTTCTTCGAGTTCTTTGTTTTTTGCTGAAAGCCTTTTATTTTCCTTTTCCAATTCCAAAATTCTTTTGTTTTCAACACCGTTCACCTGAAATTCCTCCCACTAAATTTTTGTGAAATTTTCCATATCGTAATTATCACGGATATGATCCACGCATTCGCTGAGTTTTTCTTTTAAGATTGGGTCTTTCGCAATTTCCGGATGTATCGTGTACATTGTGCAACTTCCTTCTTTTCCCTCTTCCTGGAATTTCTTCCAGTCAAATGTCATTACGAACAATGGAATCCTTGTGAGATTCTTTGTCTTATGCTTTATATAGAGGTTGCAGAGCTTTTCAATCATGGTAATTCTCCTTTCGCAATCAAGCCGTCTTCTCAAACAAATCAAGAATAAACTCCCGTCCCATCTGTGTAATTCGCCTGTGGTAGATTACTTTTCCAGAATCCAATACTTCCTGTTTGATTTCCTCATATCCGCAGTCACTGTAGTTGGAGTACATCAACCACGTACCGTTTACCTGGTACTGTATCTTCTTTTCTGCCAGGATTCGATTTAACTGCATTGCTGATTTCAGCCCCAGTTCTTTTGCAATCTCAGTAATGGTATATGTTTTATTTACGTGCATCAGGATAGCGTTCTTTCTCTCAGCTTCTACTCTTGCAGCACGTTCTTTTTTCAGTTTGGTCAGAAGCTCGATGCCGAAGTCTGGATTATTCAGGATGTTATCAATAACATTGTCTGTAGCGTATATGCCATGCTTACGGATGGTTTTCAGAATCTCTTTGACCTCTTTCTTAAACCGTTTGGCAATTGGCTTTCTGGACTGCATCAGGACTTCATAGAGCCCGTTCTCGGTGAGCATATTCATTTGCCTGTTCTGACCTGCCCTAAGAATTGTTGAGACCAGCTTTTCATCATCATCAATTCCTCTGAGCATTTCCGTCACATTGCTATGTTCAATCCAATCAGCTACATCATTGGCCACAAATAAAGGTTCCTCTGCTGTTCCGTAAACTCTAAACTGTTTTCCTAACACTTCCTGCTCATTTAATACTTTCAATTCGTTCATTCTTCATTCTCCCCTCTTTATGTTTCATTTGACATTTCAGCATCTCTGCTATGTTACATCGTTCACATTTAATCCCATGCCCCTGACGGAACAACTCGCATTCGAGGATGTTTCCACATCTGGAGCATTCATCTTTGATTTCTTTACCGAATACTTTCATTCCACATCTCCGTATATCAGCAGTTTAATAAGCTGCTCTTTTGCAATTTCTTTTGCGTTAATTCCAAGCTCTGCAATCCCTTGTCGTGATGACCAATATAAGTCTTTAATTATTCTCAATCGTGCTTCAAATGGTTTATTGCTCTGCAAGAAAAAATCAGCGCTATTGCGAAGTGCTCTGCCCCTACATGGGTGATTTAAGATGAATGTTCCAACAACGCATTTATCTGTCTCCAACACGTATCTTTTTCTGTCGAACCGTACTATTGGTATATAACTACGTGTTTTATCAATTAACCATATCAAAAAATCGTGAGCATCTTTATAATCAACCGCCATGTACAGCACTGATATTTTACTCATTTTCAATGTCCTCCCCACATTCACAACTGTCATCAAGGAATCTAAAGTCTGCACGATGTTCGCTTTCACCATTACAGCAGACGCCTTCTTCCAGTGCGTACCATTTGTATGTGAAACAATGATCTTTTTCCATAATGTTACCACCAAAAAATTAAAAAAGTCCGGTGGGTGGACTTGAACCACGCATCGTCACCCAACGTGAACCACCGGAACCAATCAGAAGGTAAATGTGAGCATTTTGGAAATGCTTTCCGGTAATGGCAATTTACCGGAATCGGAAAGGCAGGAATCGAACCTGCGGCACATGACTTTTAAGTCACTGCTCTACCACTGAGCTACATTCCGTGCCGCTTACCACGGCTGATCACCTCGGTAAATGAATGAGATGATTTCCATTTTGCACAACATATAAATGATATGCTTTTCGTACTGCCCAGCAGTCACTAGGATAAACATCAACCTTTTCCCATGGGTTTTTGCCAGAGAAACATCCGCCGGAGCTACCGACTTGCGGAATTGAACCGCCCGCCCAAGCTATAAAGGCTGGAACACCGTGCTTCTTTTGGCAATTGGAGTAGTGGGATTCGAACCCACTGGCAATCCGACTAAACGGACGTTCTGCCGCCAATCACCTTACTCCATAAAACCGATAATAGCCATACTAAAATCGGATTTCCTATCTACACTTGGCAGATGGAACGGTGCATACACGATTCGAACGTGTACAACATTTCTGTTGGATAGGTTAGCAACCTACTCTGATACCATTACAGCAATGCACCATATCACCGCCTGTCACGGTCAATCACTCCAATGAAAGAGCAATTGGGTTGAGTTCCGCATTCATGGAAAGAAGGTATATTGAGAATTTGCTTTAATCCGCTGAACGATAGACGGATTAATTGCAGGAGACGGATTTGAACCGCCGTTCTCAAGGATATGAACCTTGCGAGATTCCACTTCTCCATCCTGCCTTAACCCGGATTGTACCGGGTTAGCAATAGGTTTATCGTGTTATGCTTTCCACTAGACTGTTTTCCTCCGTGCCAGTCCCACGGAGTTGTTTCGGAGGATTATTCCTGAAATGCCTCTTGAAAACTCCCTGTCGTCAACGTGCACTCATTGGCGACATATTCAACTCAGAGACAGAACCGAACGGGAAGTTGCCTTTTCACTCCGGCTACGCCGTTACGTACCTTCTGAAAAACAACCCACATACACACATTCGGCAGTTTTTTCTATCCACAAAACGGATGGACAGCTTCGGGAGAAATGGAAGCTCTGGGGCTCGAACCCAGGACCGACCGGTTATGAGCCGGTTGCTCTGACCAACTGAGCTAAGCTTCCTGAGTAGCAAAAAGATACAGGGTCGCTGTGATATCTGTCTTTTTACTACTGTTGCAGTTCTTGACCACCAGCCGCAACAAAGGTTAAAACCACCCGGAACATTTGACTGTTCCTTTAGTCATCGCCGTTACGATAGGTGGTTAAAGGGTCTTTACTGAAAAAAAGAAAAGAAAAAAGCACTATCTGCACCAAGAAGATATAAACTCGATGCAGAGCGGCGCATGTGGGATTCGAACCCACGCATACCGGAGTCAAAGTCCGGTGCGTTACCGCTTCGCCAATGCGCTATGTTGCGGCAGTCGATCAACCCTGCCGCACGTGATATATTTCAAAAACACCATTGATATATTTATGTTTTTCCTGGAACGCCTGTATCAGTCGTAACTCATTTGGAGGAATATTGGTTTTGGATATCTGTTTTATTATTATAAATCCGTACCGATACAGGCTATCTAGGGATTTCGTGCCTCGTCCTGTCCGTGATGAACCTTCCTCCAAGTCCATACGGCGAGGACTGTACCTTTGCTTTTATTATTTTAATTCGCTCTACCAATATCAGCGGAATTAAAACCATCGGAAATGCCAGTAACATTTATTTCACCTCACAGGGATGTTAAAAATAAGATCACGCTTATTCCGGTTCCAATAAGAATCATCGAACAAGCGGCAGATTCCCATTTGTCTTTGTTGTTATTTGTCACGATCTCAAAACTTGCCGAAGCGAACATCAGAACATTGATAGCAAGTGCGATTATCGTAAATATCGTCCTCATCGTTCTTCTCCAATCATGAAATCAAGAATCTTTTCTGCTGTCTCTTCTTCAGGCTCAAATGGAAGCCCACATGTAGAATAGATTTCCAGAGCCGATTTCAGGCTTGATTTGAAGCCTTGGTATATTTCTCCATGTTGAAGCAGTTCGTGTCTTAAAACCGAAATCGCATCAGTAATTGATTGAGAACTAACACTAATCTGTGCCAGACATTCCATTTCAATATCCGGTGCGCCCATCATTTCAAAGTTAAACGTCGGTACTTCATCGACCGCAACATGAAAATCAACCGATTTTACCCTCGGTACATTATGTCCATCAATAAAGCACTGCGTCCCCATCCAGTCATACGGAGTCGGATTTACAATCTTCACAACAGACATTTTCGTATCCCCTTTCCTGTGCGTTACAGTACACCAGAAGGTGCTCTGCGATTTCTCGGAGTTGAACCGGATCGTATTTTGGAATTTCCAAAACTTCAGTTTTTTCAAGAACCGGATAAAGTGCTCCAAATTTATTGCTTTTTGTTGCGATTTTTTCATTAACAAGCATTGCCACTACATCAATCGGTTCATCCGGAAGGAATGCGCTCTCTTTCTTTTCTGACTTCGTTTCAATGTCTGTAACACTTGGCTCGATTTTGCTCCAAGTTCTTCCAAAATCTTTGCTGTATTCAACTTGTTCGCCTTGAACTTTGACCATGTGTTCTTGGTATTCTGGCTGATGATTAGATCCAACAGCAATTGCAAGATCCAACTTTCCATCCCAATCCACAGGATAAATATAATATACTGTCATGCTTCTTCTACCTCTCCAAAATATTCTCTATACAATTCATAGGCATTTCTTCCAATCAGGTCTTTAACCTTACATTTTTGCTCTATCCGAAGATCACTGTATGTGTAAATGGTTTTTGTGACCTGTATACGATATTCGCCGACATCAGTGATTCTGCTTTCAGTTTCAACTTCTTCTTTAGCGGAAAACCAATTCCCATTCGGAGTCAAGAAGTAAGCTCTTTGCGTTACTCTTCCGAGTGCGATATATTCCAAACTTGCTTCGTCCGTAAAAACCTTTTTCGCCAATTCCGTATCATACAGTCTTCCGTCCTCCAGAACAGCTTTCTTGTGATGATATTCGTACGTTCGATCATGAGCTAAAGGCTTTTCAAGCGGATGGCATTCAGAAGACCTTTTTTGTTTTTTAAAAAATTTTTCAAGCATCGTCTTTTACCTACCTTTTCCGAAAATATTGTGTCAAGGCTTCACGGGTGATCTGTGACACGCTTTTGCCGGTTCGGTTCTTTTCAGCTATAAGTCTTTGCTCCAATTGGTACGGCAACCGGATGCGAATGGATTCACCTTGTGGATTATTCTTTTTCATAGGCAGTGTCCATCTTTACCGAAAAAACTGGTTTGTCATCAGTTTTTGCCAAAAGTGTAATACCTTTTCCGTTCTCCCAGGCCGATGTTGTGAGCTGAATATTCGTGTTTCCCGTTTTATTGCAGATATTCAAAAGTTGTTCCGCTATAATCATCAGCCCAACCTGAAGATACCCGTCATTATTTACTATTTTCTCCATATTTCTCGCTCCCTCATTTATACCGGAATAATTCCCTGCCCCTGAAGCAACAGCCGGAATGTTTCCTTGCCTTTTACGGTGATGTATGTTTGAACATTTGAATAGCCATAAGGCGTTGAAAAATCTTTCATCTGGAAAAGTCCTGATTTTCGATGTTGTTCATATGGCTTGATGATATTGTGCCGGTCTCGGTAGATATAACCGTTATCCGACAGCCATTTTGTAAATACCTTGGGTGGCATATGAAATTCTTTAGCTGCATCCCGGAAGGTTGTGAGCAGCCTATTGTCCACAAGAGAATCGAAGTACTCTGCTTTGGGCTTCTGCTCCTGCACTTTATGTTCAAGTAACTGCTTTTCCTGTTGTTCTTCAATCCATCTTTTAGCTCGTTCTATCGGATCAGCTATCTGGTAAGAATCTTGTTTCTGACCGACTTCATACTTTCCGGTTTTACGGATAGAAGGAAGGACTTCTGCTGTTACCCATTCTTCGAATTTTTCAGCTGATTCAAGTTGGCTTCTCATGATTAACCGATACAGGTCGCTCTCCGGAATAAAGATCATTTCCACTGTTCTGGTTCCCGATTGTGCGTACTGATTTGATATCGGTATGGTTGCTCCGTGTTTCACGGAGTGTCTACAATGTCTTGATACTGCATCTTGTGGTCTTGAATAGCCAAGAGCTTTCGCTGCATCTGTTCCAGAAAAATAAATTGTTCCATCAATTTCAATGGTTCTTACGTTCCCAAACTCTGGATTGCTAAAAATCATCATTTCATTCATTCTCATACCTGCCTTTCTTGGTATTGCCTTATTTTGTGATGGCAGAGAAACCGTTAAGGCTTACGGCTTGTCGTGTTCGAATCACTATCTCTGCCATGTGAAAAGGGCCTTTTTCTTTTTTCATTTGCTTTGGGGGCTCACCCGGCTCCTGGTGACTTTCCCTCCAAGGGGGTCCCCGTCTTCCCCGCACGCTATCAGGTCAGCCCGCCGCACCATGGGACCCGCTGCACCGAATCACGCTGTCGTTGTTCGACCTTCGGCAGTGACCAAAAGTAATGTTTCATATCGAACATACGTTTCTATACGACAAACTCTCGTTTTCTTTATAGATCACTATACAACATGCACAAATACTAGCGTTGTAATTATTCACATTGTATAAATACTGCTGTTTTCGTGCTAACTACCGCCTTTTGTCCGCACCTCGTGGACGTTTCCGGGTGGTAGTTCACAATTTCGGTCGTTCCATCTCCGGCAGTTCCAGCGCATCCTTGTACTTGTCCGCGATCTGCTGCGCTGTCTGCTGCGGGATGCCTTGCACATAATCCGCCTGGACTGGTGCCGTCTCTGCCATGCCGTATGCAGCTTTCGCGACAAAGATCAGATTTGCATTTGTTCCAGGCTGGTTATGTAATCTATTAAGCGTGCAGTTTTTGCAAATATCGAACCATTTTTTCACCGTGTTGCTATGCGCTGTGGCGGTTCTATAGTCCCCACGCATCCAATCGCTAAACGTTGAGCGGTTAATCCCTACCAGAAAACTAAATACTTCCAGAGTTGGTAAAACATGATATTTGCTGCACAACCTTACATACACGCTAAACATATGATCTAATAACTCTATATCATCGTTACTAGGTTTCTGTATGTGATCAGCAATATAAAAAATCATATCAACAAAACTGTCAGCTACTTCTTTTCTGTAATTCTCACTATCAGGTGATACACATAACACTGTATTAATATATTCATCAGCATATATGTTAATATTACTCAAATATACTTCTGTTTCCTTTTCTGTTTTGATAGTATTATCTTTCACTGTATCACCTCACTTTACAACGTTAATCTATTAATTTAGTAAAATAAAAAGGACGATAACAAACCGGCCAGCAATCGAAGAACACACCCAGCAGCTACAATCAGCGCCGGAAGTTCCGTAAATGCTTTTCAGTTTTTATATCGTCCTTTGTTTAAAAATCGTAAATATATTTGCTTATCTGCCATTTACAATATCACATATAAACCATTAATGCAAGCATAAATTTATTTTTATTGTTCAAGGTATAATAAAAGACCTATTGATAAAATAATCCGTTATAGCTCAATATACAACGTTATAGAGCTATATATATTACAATATAGTGTATTTATATATATTAATCAACTCAGAATCTAGGAGGGGCTTAAAAGATGTTATAATACGGTACTGTATAGAATTAATTAATAGGGGATTATATATATAATATAATTATATTGGCGTTTTGGCACATAAAAAGCCAGGCTTCCGGCGTCTGATCCGGTTACCTGGCTGAATGATTTTTATTAATTTTCGATTAGCTCGCCCCTCCTGAGTTCCTCGTTGAGGACACAATAGCACGTTTTATAAAAGCCTGTCAAGCCAAAAGCAAAAAATATTTTTCTTGACAAAACAAACATTTGTGTGCTATGAATAAATTAACAGACTTCGGCGGCGGGTCTGTTCTCCCCTCGTTAGCCGCCACAAAAAAAAGAGTTTAAGCCCCTGGAGATTGTCCAAGGGCTTTTTTCTTTCCACGATGGGACTATTACTTTCGAACATTAGTTCAATGATTAATATTCTAATTTTACATTCATCAAAATGATGTTATAAACATAATAATATAATTATCATTACTTGTCAATAATCACATTAAAAACACCGGATTTCCGCAGCTGTCAATTTCGGTTGTAACTTCCTGCCCTGCATCAAGATATATCGTTTTTACATCCTCAAAAATTCGCCGTTCTCTGTTCACTGTATATTTTTTGTGAAGCGAGTAAACAGTGCCAGAGATTTTCGGAAGTGCCGGTGCATAAGCTGGCAAACTCAGAACCACTTTTTCCGGTGGCAAAATGTCAACAACTTCGATCTTGTCAATTCTCAACAAATCCTCATGTCGGCCCAGGCTTGGAAACCGCCTCGGATACTTCAGCATTTTATAAATTATGTCAACTTCCTTTTCGCTTTTTGGCTGAATGTGTAAACGCAAATTCAGATCTGCAACAAAATCAACTAAAACCGGCGTATTAACCCAGCCTGTGAACCCCGGGCCGTTTTTCACTCGGACGGGAAAACGCTTTTTAAATTCTTCCGTTTCTGATCTGGCATAAGCTCCGCCCTTCCAGCGTTTTGTAAACTCCTGTTCGTTCACTGTTCCGCTTCCGGCTATTGATATATTCATGTCGTGCCAGCTACTCCACCGGCACAAAAAATGGACCATCCCGGCAACTGTAGAAAAAGGCGGCAGTGGGTACGTATATACCCTTTTCCCGGCGTGCGAAAAAGGCGTTGCGAAAACGCCCTTTTCCATATAGCCTTCTATTAGCACCGCCTTCATGGCTCTTCTGCCTCGCACCTGAAGCCGAAAAGAATGTCCTCGTAAAGCTGATCGGGGATTTCCTCTTCCATCAGCGGCTTTCTCTCTGCAAGCTCTTCGTCAAGGCTTGCGTCAATATCTCTGAGAGCCTTTTCCCTACTGAACCCCATTGCTACGACTTCGTTTAATAATTCAATTGTTTTCTTCATGCTTTCTTTCTCCTTTTCTTTTAATTTCCTCTTTGGGATCCAAAATGGAACTATTATTCTTCCCCCATTTCCAGCCAAATTTCGCACTGCTCGCCGTCCTCTTCGTAGCTGATGACTTCCCCAGCTTCAAGGCGTTTACGCCACTCTTCTGGGTAGTTCTCCGGAATATAGATGCAGTTATTTTCGTACACTGCATTTCCTCTTGCTTCTGACACCATATATTCTGCCATGTTTTTCCCTCCTGATCCGCCCCTTCTGGGGCTATGTGCTTGTCTTCTTTAACTGTCTTTATTATATTCTAATATTAGAATAATGTCAAGGGATTTTTCAATAATATTTTATTTTTTCTTCGTCTGTCGGTTCGATTTCGATCACGTCGCCAGGCTGCATTTTTAACATGATGCAGATTTTATTGAGTGTTTCTAATGTAATACTTTTTCCGGCCTTTATGTTTTGCGCCGTCTGCGCCGGAAGAAGTTTTTCCCTTTGTATACGGGTTTGAGTATATCCCTTATTTTTAAGCTCTGCAAAAACATCTATTTTGTATTTAATCATTGTTTTTCCTCCTGTTCTGCTTTTTCTTCTATATATAATGTAACATTTCGTTTCCATTTCGTCAATAAAAAAATATTCTAAAATTTGAATAAAAACCTATTGACATTATTCTAATATTAGAATATAATATAACCATCAAAGGAAAACAAAAAAACATTATAGGAGGAAACAAACATGAAAATAACGAGCATCAAATGGGAAAAAGGTTCCCTCAACAGCACCGCAATAGAGAAATTTAAAGAAATGGGAATTGACTATCATTACTCCCATTTCGGGGAGCTGCTGGCCGATCCTTACGGCGTGGGCTTGTATCTCCCAGTCAAATATAGACGCGGAGATCTGGATCCGTCCTTGATCAGCGTAGAAGTTTAACACCTCCGGCGGCGGTCAAGCCGTAGCATCAACGTCAGCCTCCTTGTGAGGCTGTGAGTTGAAATGGTAGAAGCCTATAAAGAACTCATGGAATAGGGAGGAATAAGTCATGGAAAATAAAACCTTGGTAAAAGGCATTGAAAGAATGTGTTGTGGAAAATGCTATCGTTGTACTGAGTGTATTAACGATGCAAAAAATGGAGAAACTGAGGAATCTTTTTCTTGTAGGTTTGACGATACGCAGAAGAATATCATTCCAACTTTTAGACAGGTTTTCCAGATGATGAGAAAACTTGCAAAAGATGGAATTGATTTTTACGAGAGTGCTGTACAAGAATATATTAATGCAGAAGAATCACGAAAAAAAGAAATGGAAAAATGGTTGATGGATCAAATTAATGAGACAGATTTTAACTCTATGAGTTTAAAAACGTGTCTATTATTGATGATGTTTCCAGAATGAATTTATGAACAGGGGGAAAATACAATGATTAAAATTGACATGTGGTACGGTGATAAAAAGGAACAGGCAACAGGACTTGATATCTGGTTTAACGATCTCGGTTGTTTTTATTCTGGAAACATTACAATTTTGGGGAAAACAGTGGGCGATTATTACGCCGACAGCGTGCAAGAAATTTGCGGAGCGTTTCCACATCTGAAAAATAAAATCAATGATTGTTTGAACTAGGCGTAATGGTTCCGGCCGGGTTCGATTCCCGTCAGCAGCTTTATTTTTTTGCCTTAAAATCAACGTTTTCTGGACTTTTGCCATGGTTACTTTTGGTTACTTAGTAACCATTTTAAAATCTTGAATATCATTTAATATTTCGGCTTTTCTTTCGATTGACTTTCGGCTTCTGTGGTAGTACAATTCTGTGCATTGTATATTAGTGTGCCCCATCAAATCTTCAATCATTTTGTTATCAACATTGTTATCAAGAAGAATGCTTGCATATGTTTTTCTTGCTTTGTGAGGTGATTTGCTGACGATATTTGCACCTTTACATAGTCTTTCCAATCTTCTTCTGAATACATTAGTTGTCATACGCTTTCCTGCATCATTAACAAAAATATATTCTTGAAACGGATTTTCATATTTTAGTTTGGATATCAGCCACTTGTAATTTTCTGGAATGATCACAGTTCTGATACCAGCTTTTGTTTTTGGGTATTCCTTTACCTGATACTCATAGCCTTTTTCATTCATTCTCTTTACCCTGGTTTCCGTTCTTCGTACATTGAACGTATTTCCGGTAAAATCCGAACGTTTTAATGTTACAAGTTCACCAACTCTTATTCCTGTCAGAAACATCAACATTATTCCAGCATTTTTTAAATCCATGTCCGTTTCCATCAACTTTACAATTTGGGGAAGCTCCGTCTCGTCAAAAACTTCCTGATTGTTTTCTTTTATCACTTTTTTAAAATCATGATCTGAAACGTCCATATCTTCCAACATATTTTCTGGGCTCCAGTTAATGAGTTTTCGTTTCTTTGCTCTTTTCAGGAAACCGCGTGTGATGCCTTTAAGATTTGAAAAAGCCTTTGCGGTAAGATTGCATATGGAAATTTGTTCTTCCAGAAAATCCTCAAATTCATCCGGTTCTGTAGCTTTTATGCGGTTTTTGCCAAAAATTCCATAATGTCTATTGAATACTTGCTCGTTTCTTTCGTGAGTGGATGCTGAAATTTTTCCAAGATCAAATCGCCTGTCATTCCATTCATGGAAAATTTCTTCGATTGTTGGATTTTCTACTTCTTGCCGGTAAAATTCTACAAGCATATCCTCCAAATCCGTTTTATTTTTCCGTTTGAGGAGTTTTCTTGTCCCGTCCACGGTCAAATGGGTTCGCCAATACTGATCTTCTCCTTGCCATATTTTGAAGCTGTGCATTTTTAATAATTCTTCTCTTTTGCTCATCTCTACTTCTGACTGCACGTGAGATAAGTCAATAATACCATTCTCGATTGCATACTTCAATATATCATCCATAAATTTGGGGAGAAACCGGGAATTCCTTTGCCGGCCGGCGGTTCCTGTTCCTCCTTTCTTTTATGTTCCAAAAACGCTTTTAAATATTTTACTGGTAATTTCTACGCTTAATTATTTAAAATCTATTCTAGCTGTTTTTACCAAAGTAATTACTGTAGTTTACAGCAAATCAAATATATCAATCTGTCCTTTGATTTCATCTTTCTTTTCATCCGTGAAGAATTTGCAAGCAATGTAGTTCGGTTTCCAGTCCACATCTCCATTGTAGTTCAAGCACCTCGGATGTTTTCCAGACCGGTACCGCAGACATTCCTCACATCGGTGATATGGATTTGTTCCGCCGGAATCTTTGTACATTGCGCTTATCTTAATCATATGGGTCACCCTCTTCAAACAAACTGTACTTTCTTAAAATTTCCACTTCGTGTTCGCACAACTTTATCTGGCATTCATTGTACAACTGCCGTGCAAGAGTACCGATAGTCGGTTTTCCTTCATTTGCCTGATGCACATATTTGTTACTCTTTTCCACTACGTTCATCAGCTGATCCGGTTCAAAGTCGTACGCTCTATGCAGTGCTAAAAGCAATGTTACACTGTTCTCAACATTCGCCCAGTCCTGTCCGTCCGTAAACCCTTGTTCGAAACCGGCGTTGTAGCTTTTCTCTCTTTCTTCTTCCCTTGCGTTTTCTACAACTTTGTTCAAAACGCTTACGCTTCTACTGATCCCGTCTTCCTTGCCTTTCTGGTACGTTTTTTCAATCTCTTCATTTCTGGCTGCCAGAACTTTTTCTCTGGACTCGTCAAACATCCGCTGCATTCTTTCAATCTTTGCAGATGAATAAGGCATAGTTACCGGTTTCCCTGTGAATTTTCTTTTTAACACCGCACTGTTCATTTTCTGCCTCCCATGATACCTGCTATCATTTGCTGTTTCATTGTTTCCGCTATGTGCTCCCGGACAGATTCTTCCGGAAATGGGATCTCAAGTGACCGCTCCAGAATCCGGTTGGTGATACGTTCATCATAATTTAGTCGAGAAATACAGTAATTACTTGTGAAAATCGTGATTTTTCGGCTTGTATAGCGGTTATTGATAATTTCATAGAACCTATCGTTAATCCAGTCTTTATTCGATGTTGCTCCGAAATCATCAATGATAAGAATTTCAACTCTCGAAAGATCGTCAATGAGTTTCTTTTCGTCCTCTCCTGAACCGTCCCATGTAACTTTGATTTCACTAAGGATTTTCAAGGCTGTTGTAAACTTGACCACTTTTCCATAATTTTCCATTATTTCATTTGCCAAAACACAAGCTGCCAGTGTTTTTCCAGATCCTTTTGATTCTGAATGAAGATACAATCCCATTCCAACTTCCTGCATTTTGAGTAATGCATCATACCATCCGCGGATAGATTTACCTGCCTGTACAAATACCTTTTTACTTTCACCATTAAGATATACACTGCTCCTTAAGCCTTTCCATCCGCACCCTTTGTACATTTCCGGAATCTCAGCAAACTTCAGACGTTCTTGTAGGATTCTCTTTTTTTTAATTCCACAGTCGCATTCTTTATAGAAGCTGTGCCCATCTTTATCTTGCCACAAAACATATCCTTCATCCTTGCACTTTGAGCATTTATACGAATGGAGTGTCTGAGTCATTGCTTCCGTCCCATTGGTCAAATGGGATGAGCGGGGTTGCCTGCCTTGCGGTTGTATTATTGGATTTTCCATGCCTTTCCTCCTTGCTACTGTTATCGTAAAAACCGTCTAAGATTTTAGGAAAATATGTTGGAGTGATAAACCAGTCAAACTTGGCAATGAAGTCTGTCTTCTTTCCAAGTAGAAAATCGCTTTCACGGATTTTGCTGATCGCCTTAATCACATCATCAATTCCATATTCCCGGATTCTTGTCTGTAACATCTTATATCGTTTTGAAGATGATTTCATTCTGGTAACAGGAGCAATGCCAACATCCTGTAATTTGTTCCATTCCTCAACAACACGTCGGACATCTGTCTGACGAATAGTATCTTTAGATACTATTAAATTATTATCTTTTTCTTTATCTAATTCTTCTTTCTTATTCTTTATCTTATTCTGTTGCGTGATGTCACGTGAACTGTCACGTGACATATCTTGTTCAATCATATTTCTTTGTCTTTCTCTCTGTTTCTGCTTCCTGATTCGATTCTGTTCCCTGATCTTGTCCATACCTTCGATATTCTGATGCTCTTCCCAGCCTGGAATTGTAAGCAAATTTCCATCTCGTGTAATCATTCCGAATTTTTCAAGAACTGATAGCGCAAGGCGTACAACACTTTCATCAAATCTTAATTCATCAGCAAGCATTTTTTCATTATACGGAATATTTTCGGTTAAAAAGATAAGCCCGTTCGCATTGCATCTGCCAGCCATTGTAAGAAGCATTACCCAGATCAGAACAATATTGTTTCCTTCCGGCAAGTTTCTGATGTGTCCAATCTTGCTGTTGTTGAACATCTCTGTCTCGATTTTAATCCAACTTACTTTAGCCATTAATATAATTTCCACCTCCATCCGTCATTGTCTGATCGCATACACAAATGAAAATATGCACATTGTGCACCGGCTGACATGCTTAAAAATGCGTCACTGTCAACAATTTTCATTGTAAACATTCGTTTCTGTGCCAATTCTAAAATTCCTTTCTCCAATTCCTGGTTTTTCAAAAGTGTTTATTTTAATTCAACTTCAATTCCATTGATTTTCAGTTCTCCATTTACCGGAATTACAAGAGATGGAACGCCGTTTATTTCTTTCAGTTCAATCAGAGCAATCTTATCTGGCTGGATGCAGATTGTTGCATCTGGTGTTACAATTTTTACAGTTTTTGAATTATGAATATTATCAAGAGCAACAGGCTCATTGCTGAAATACATTTCCCAATTTTCTTTGAAATCCGACAACTTCTCGTCTGGAACTCCGCAATATCCAAAAATCTGTTCCATTTCATCACATGACACGGTTACCATCTCCGGGCTGTCTTTCTTCTGTTCTCTTACTTCCTGCAAAGATTCAACCAGACTTTCCGCGAAATTGAATGTTGTATTTCCTTCGAAATTGTCCAGGATAAAATCTGAAAAGACATTGATCTCGTTGCCGGGTATACGGGGAATTGGTGCGCCAAGAACGTTTTCAATGAAGTCGGGATGAATATTCTTTATGTTTTTGTTGAAATACAAGGTTCCATGAATATCAGTGCTTCTGTCATTGAATACAGGGAATAAGAATCCTGTTTCTGGTCTTGAGACTACCCAATCACGAATTCTGTCTTTGATGTTATTTTCAGCCGCATCATAGCTAAGCCCAGACTTTGAAAGATTTACTGGACAAATGCTGCACAGAATGTGTTCATAAATTTCTTCTGATGCATCGTGCATTTCGGTTCCATCAGAAGCTTTTCCTGGAACGTCATATACTGCATGAATGAGAACTATGTAGTAATTTTCGTGATAATCGTAATTTTCAATCACTTTGTCGTAGAACTCGTCCAAAAGCTCATCATTTTTAAGCTTACTTGTTCTGATCCGCATAAGAAATTCCTGCGTTCCACCCTTTTTTTCCTGTGATAATGGAAAATCAAGGTTCATAAGGTTTTTTCCAAGTCTGCCAGACATGGTTTTCTTGAAAATGTCAAAATACTTAAACATTTCTTCCTCTGGAAGAGACAGGAATGCTTCTTTAATTTTGGTTTTCTTGTTCTTTTCTGCGTCCACATAACAACCACAAATGCGTGTGATTGTGCAATTGGCTGGAGTAAACTGTTTCTTAATTTCTGCGATTTCTTTCTTATTCATTCTTTTCCATCCTTTCTGCTTCTTCTGACTTCATGTTAATCCTCCGATCCAAACATTTTTCTTAAACTATGCTGATAATTTTTTACTGTTCGTTCAAGAGTACTATAAGCTGGTCTCAGCGTGCATCTTTCTTTGTGCCCGTCACATTTGGTTCCGAATAGGATAACGTTTCTGCATATACCGTCTTGGCTAGCACAACATTTATTCATTTTTCTTCATCTCCTCCAATTCCACTTATACGATATTTTTCTCATCCAATGCTGCTTTTTCAACAGCTTTCAGGTAATCAATTTGCCGCTGAATGTAAGGATCAGATTCTTTCCCACCAGACGCAAGCCAATCAGAGATTCTACTTTTTACGTCCTGTAAAACCGGTATAGGAATCAGTCTAGCATTAATGGTATTCAGCGCTTTAATCATTAGCTTTCATCTCCTCCAACTTCTTCTCAGCTTCTTCACGTGTGGCAAATACTGTCGAATTCCAAAAATACAACATTCCTAAAGTAAAAAATTTTTCAAAAATAATAGGATTTTGTTTATCTCTCGTAGAAATCCAATAGACTTTAGAGCCTAATGGTACCGGCAATCTCACAAGCAAGCCCTGTTCTTCTAAGTCTTCGTAAGTAGCAAGTTTACGAATCATTTCTTTCATAGTCCTACAATATGCTGTACCAGTTGGACAGTTATCGCAAAATTCACCACATTCAAACACAGGATCTCTTTTTTCGTTATAAGTAATCCTTCCATTTTTCAATTTCGTTAATCTCTCCATCTACTTCACCTCTTACATCTGACTTTCTATAGTATCTGCAAGTAACTTCAAGGACTTAATAAGCGAGTCAATCAATGTTCTGTCTGGGTTTTTAGCAAATGCTCTGACAAGGTTTATAGCATCTTTGATCTTCTTCTCATATTCAATTACGTCTGATGCTTCTACTAATTCATATCCCGGTGCAAGACTGGCATTTCTTGTTAGTTCTTTATTGCTATCGAACTTTAATATATCCGGGATCTGCTGTTTTTCAAAGGGATATGGATACACTTCTTTTCCGCCGTACCATCTATATCCTTGTTTCTTTGCTGCTTTCAGAATATTTTCATACTCTTCATGCGTTCTGACTAATACACATTTATTTGTCAAATCGATCATCTACTTCACCTCCTGTAATAAACTTCGATCGTCAACCGCATTTCCAATAACGACTACTTTCTTCGCCCAATACGAGAAATCTTTTCGATAATTGGTTTCTTCTGGAAAATCTACATAAAATCCTAAATTTCCATTACCGTATTCTCCAAACTTAACAACAGCCGCAACTGCGCCATACTGGATGATGTCATTCTCCCAGATTCTCTTCCCATTCTTGTCGCAAAGTCCTGTAAACTGGCAGAGTGTTTCTGGATCAACCAATTTCATTCTGTCTGTTATTAAAAAGATGATTGGCAATATACTCGCTTTTTTATACGGCTGAACAATATAACAATATCCGCTGTCAATATCTAAATCTATGAGGCTCCCCTCTATCCATTCACCATTATCAATCCGCTTCGCCTTGAAAAGAATTTCTCTCATTCAACTCCACCGCCTTTCACGATTTTGATTGCAAATTCAAACGCATCAGTTTCACCCTCGAAATACTCCGATGTATATTTTTTCTGTAATGCAGCAGCTTTTGTCTTTCTTGTTTTCAACTGCTCAACAACCTTGTCCACATCAAAAACTGTCGGCTGCCTGTTAATGCAATCAATAAACTCTTTCTGGTCAGAACTAATACTTGTGCCAATTTCCCAAATTTTGATGTATTTGATTAATTCGTCTGCATCAATCAGTCTGCTCATATTCTATTCTCCTAACTGTTTTAAAATTTCTTTTGCAATTTTATTACTTTCCTGCATGGAAACTCCCCATCCATTATATTTTCTGTGGCATTCATCACAGTTCCATTCACCATTATCACTTTCTTTAATTTCGCTATTGAATCTGCAATTATCGCAATACATATGATCGAGAGTGCCGTAAATGATGCTTGCAATATCGTCTTATTTGCTATTAGCATCGTCTACGTGTTTCTGCTTAGTTAAATATTCAAACGCTCTCAGCTCATTTTTCCCGACCCATTTAATCCATGCACCGCAATCCCCGCAATACAATCCCGTATTATTCCCAACTTTCTTGACAAAAAGGTTTTTACTATTGCACTTTGGACATTTATATTCTTTCATTTATTTTTCCTCCCATACTCCCAACAGCCGCATCCTCTCATACAGTACAGCGACGGTCTTGCGCCTGTATCCGTAGAAATCCTTCGGATTCATCGGGATATATCTTTCTTTGCTGATTTTCCTGTAACTTTTCCGGTGCAGGATATTCTCAATAACCATATCCGCTATCACCGTGTTTTTCGGGCAAGCTGACAAGGCAGCACCGGAAAGCAGGTATCCATACTCTGCCGGGAAGTCTTTTAGCATCGTATTCAGTTTTTCAATGTCCTCTTCCGGAATACCGTAATCTTTCAGCTTTTTATTCCTTGTCAGCATACCGTTCTCCTTTCTATTTGTCTGGGTGGTGCTTATCGTACATGATCGCTACACATACAAGACCAACTACTCCGACTATGGTTCCAAGGGTGAATCCTAATATGAATGTAATCATAGCTCATCCTCCTTGTATGGTTCTGGAAGTGGCATCCAGGCAATAACTTTATACATCTTTGTTCCTCCATGCCCATCTGAATATTTATCCCATTCAAGATATCCATATTTCTTTTCGTTCCAATATCCGGCATCTCCAAATTTTAAATAATTCGCAATTCCATAAAGCTTTTCAGGTGTTCCATAGACTTTTTCAAGCGTTACAAGATACTCTTTTTCATCTTCCGGTAATCTCTCACTGACAGGAATCCAACCATTTTCTTTCTCATCCTGTTCCAGATCAGCCAGAAGCTGCTCAATCATATCTTGAATAACTTTGACATGTACCCCAGCGTATTTGTAGCAGTCCGAATATTTATCCTTGTACTGCTTTAATCTGTCTTTGATATGTATCATATTATTCCATCCTTTCTCAATGCCCGCTTCTCACCATGGAAAACAACAGTTCTGTCATGGATCTTTTTCTTGGTCCATTGTTCCCACACTTCAAAACAACTGATAATCTCCATTTTTCCACATCTCCACCTAGTGGTGTTGGGTTTTCAAATTCTTCGGCAGCATCTCTCTGATACGGAACTGCAACCATTACTCCCATGTTACCTATTTCCGCGTAACATTCCGGAAAATTCTCACGTATATGTTGGGCAAATTTTCCATTTTTTAAATCAGGTAAAATCTCTTTGTAGCACTCCATTGTTGTTATAAGATAGTTTTTTTCGCCAATAAAATTTAATCCATTTCCGCTGTAAACATCCTCTTTGCAGCTTTTGATTTCATAGCATGTAAATATTCCTTTTTCGATTGCTGAGATAGAACACTGATTTTCCGGAATAAACTGCATGTAATCTACTCTTCTTGGCTTTCCTGCTGCGTAGCCATAATCAAGGCTTACTTCTCTAGCCCAGTATTTACCTGGGCCAGAAAAACGGCTTTTTTCCAGTAATTGACTAAGAAATTTTGTTGTTTCAGATCTTTTCATGCTTCCACCTCCTCATAAGTTTCTCTGAATATATCCGGCTTACACGGATAAAACTCACCGTGAACACCGCGGATGATATAATCACCAATATTCGCCAGATGTTCGCCCTCAAGTGTCTTAATAACCAGACCGCCTGGAACTTTCCAATGGTCAATATAGAAATTCTTACCTTCTGCCGACATGTACTGGTCTGTACACTGATAGTCCGTCAGGAAATCGAACATTTCTCGATGATTTGTACCAGTCCACTGTACTGCATCAATGACAACTGGCTTCTTTCTGTACTTCATACTTCCACCTCACTATCTTCTGGCATCTGAAACAGGATTGATTTTCTTATCTCATTTCCATAGCCTTTTAATACAGCAATTCCATGCGCCACACTTTCTTTTGTATTATAGCTTCCTGTGTATGCTGATCCCGCCAGCCCATTGCCAACAATTTCGCCAGATTTGTATTCCATGTATGCTTCCTGAATCATATCCAGTACTTCCATGGCTTTTGCTTTGGTGGAATATCTTCCAATACCTTTCGCTGTTCATCTGTCAGTAAGTGCATTGAGATATAACTCGCAGTAGCAAATTTATCGAATTCGCAAAAACCAACGCATTCATGCCCTGCTAATTCCATTCCCCTGCGAAATCCTCCGATTCCTGCGAAAAAATCTACAAATTTCATTTTAAACTCCCATCTTCTTAACCAGATCCTTATTCAATTTCATTCAACATCATTCTTAATTTTCCGTAACACGGGCAAATCCTTGTGTTATCGAAAATATCTCGCAGCAACACACAATGCGGATAAATCGCATCGACCTCATAAATGTGTTCCACTTTTTCCTCTCCGCGTTCTGTGTACTTGATACGGTTTCCTTTGCGGATCCCGTACCTTTCTGCCAGATACACCCTCAATTCTTGAATCGTTATAGCATTATTCCTCATCTGAACATCTACTCTCATTTCTTCTGCTATTAAAAACATATACAAATGTATATGCTAGATGATTCGCTACAATCTCACAATTTGT